TGGGAGGAATATTATGAACGAAGTAAACGATTTAGTGATAGGGGCCTTCATGTTACACTCAAGCCTCAGTCTGATCCTACTGCTAGTTTTGTTGTGGGTGGTTATACGGAAGCCCAAAAAGAAATTTTACGAACCGAAAACCAACAAGACGGTTACCAAGTCGCATTATATGATGCTAAAGGAATAGAATACTGGATTGATCAAGCAGAAAGATTAAACGCATACGGATTTAACAAATTTAAAGGTTGGATGTGTAACAGTGGATATCAAAGTTGTATTATAAGAAGCAATGAAGTGAAACGTGCATATAGTTGCCATGATGAACCTTTAGGCACGTTAGAAGAAGGATTTAAGCTGTTTAATGCACCAATGCCTTGTATAACTCCAACGTGTGTTAGTAGTGCAGACAGTAAGATACCAAAGGAAAAGAATGTATAAGTTAGAAGATATAAAATCGATACACTTAGAAGTTACTTCTAAATGCCAAGCGAAATGTCCTATGTGTGCTAGACGTGTGCATGGTGGTCCTTTACTTGACTCTATCACTTTGGCAGAAGTTAATATAGAATTATTTAAAAAATGGTTCAGTGTAGATTTTATAAAACAACTATGGCATCTTAATATGTGCGGTAACCTAGGTGATCCTATTGTTGCAAAGGATACATTAGAAATATATCAGTACCTAAGAAGAAATAATGAAACAATGGGTTTAACAATGCACACTAACGGAAGTGGTCGTGTAGCACAATGGTGGAGAGAACTTGCAAAAATAAAAGTTGTGGCGGCATTTGGTATTGACGGATTAGAAGATACACACTCAAGATATAGAGTAAACACAAACTGGAACAAAATTATAGACAATGCAAAAACATTTATTGAAGCCGGCGGAGAAGCACGTTGGGATATGTTAGTCTTTCAACACAATCAACATCAACTTGAAGACTGTCGTGCGTTATCTAAAGAATTAGGTTTTAAAGAGTTTCAAGTAAAACATACAACACGTTTTAGAGATGGAAAGTTTGATGTTATAGATGAAAACTGGAATAAAGTTGATACGTTATATCCGTCAGATAAAAGTTTAGAAATGATAGCACCAGCTGAAGCGGCCAGAGAAGAAAAATTACCAAAGATTAATTGTAAAGCAGTTGAAGATCATATGTTATATATTAGTGCAGGTGGTGATGTTGCTCCTTGCTGTTGGTTAGATTTAAAATGGATGCCTCAACTGTTCCCAAGTAAGATGGATTATATGATGAAAGTTAAAAGGTTTCCTAACTTACACGACGAAAGTTTAAAAGAAATATTTGATAGTGGGTTCTTTGACTTAATAAGCAGTCAATGGTCAACTTGTGGATTAAAAGAATGTTCAAAACAATGTGGAAGTTTTGATAAGTTACGTGAACAATTTGTGGAGAAGAAATGAAAATAACGATTGCAGGGTATGGAGCAGTAGGACAAGCACATCATAAGGTGTTTGGAGGTCATTACGACATAGAAATATATGATCCGTTTAAAGGATACAAAGATATGAGTAGTGATACGGAAGGATTAATTGTATGTACAGCAACACCGTCATATGAAAACGGTGCTTGTTTAATTAATAGTGTATATGATGTAATAGAACGTTCACCTAAAGTACCTGTTATAATAAAGAGTACAATTAGTTTAGAAGGTTGGGAAACATTAATGGAACACTTTCCAGATAGGGATATAACATTTAGCCCAGAGTTTCTACGCAACAATACAGCAGAACAGGATCTATTGAATACAAAGGATTTTATGTTTGGTGGCGGAAACATAAACTTTTGGCAGTCAGTCTTTGTTAATGTATTAGGTAATATTAGCATTGGTATTGCAGATCCACGTGAATTAATACTAGTTAAATACTTTCGTAATAGTTTTTTAGCAAACAAGGTTGCATTCTTTAATCAAGTATATGACTTATGTGAAGCAACAGGTATTAACTATGATGCAGTTGCAACAGGTATAGGTGCAGATAAACGCATAGGTACAAGTCATACCGAAGTTACAAAAGAAAGAGGCTTTGGTGGACATTGTTTTCCTAAAGATATACAAGCAATAATTTATACCGCAAAACAAAATGGTGTTGATTTAACCTTGTTAAAAGAAGCATTGGAGTATAACAAGAAAGTTAGAAAATGATAGCAAGAGTAATTTTATTTTTATATATAATGATGTTTCCTGCAAATGCAATAGAGTTGCAAAAGTTTTACAAAGAACCTTTAACAGAAACTGATAAGAAAGGTATCATTGCTTTTAATATATTACAAACAATAGATATGTTACAGACTTTAGAAATAGCAAACAATGACAACTATTATGAAAAGAATAAAATATTAGGTAAGCACCCAAATGAGTTTCAAGTTATAACTTATTTTATTGCTAGAGGATTTGCACACTATGAAGCAACAAAGATGATACCTGAAAAGTATAGAGCTATATGGCATACGTATAACATTGTTTATAATTATGATGTTATCAGAGATAATCATAATATAGGAATAAGAATAGGCTTTTAATGAAAATAGATATCAATGATATAAAGTATTGGATGGACGCAATTCGTAACAGCGAAGACAAGGATCGTACACTTGAAAGTTTCTGGGGTGGACAGATCAAGAGTAAGCTGTGGTTGATTGAAGCACTTGAAAAACATAAGTCAATTAGAAACGCAGAGTGCGTAATACATGGAGGGTGGAATGGTGTATTAGCTTGTATGATGTTTAATAGTGAACTAGGAATTAAACATATCACAAGTATTGATATAGATCCCAAGTGTCAAGAAATTGCTAGTATGATGAATAAACGTTATGAGATGGAAGGTAAGTTTGAAAGTGTAACTTCTGATATGTGTGACTATGAATATAAAAGAGAACCATACTTTGTTATTAATACAAGTTGTGAACACATTACAGAAGAACAATATAATGTTTGGTTAGGTAATGTACCTGATGGAGCACAAATTATTTTACAAAGTAATAACTACTTTGAGCATAAAGAACACGTAAACTGTATGAAAGATCTAGCAGAATTTAAACGCAAGTCTAAACTAAACGTATCTGAAGAATCAGAATTAGAATTGCCTAAGTACACAAGGTATATGCTAATAGGAAGAAAACAATGAAAGTCAAACTAGGTTGTAGAGGTAGCGAACTGTCATTAGCTATGGCAGAACTAGTAACTAAAAAACTAGAACAGCTAGACTGTACTGTAGAAATAGTTCCTATAAAGTCAGACGGAGATATTCATGAACATAAAGTTATCGCTGACATAGGCGGCAAAGGAGTATTTTGTAAACGTATAGAAGATGAATTGTTTAACGGAACTATTGATATTGCAGTACACAGCACAAAAGATTTACCAACTATAATGCCCAAGGAGTTAATTCTTGCAGGAGTACTGAAACGTAATGATCCAAGAGATTGTGTAGTAGGAAAACTACACCCTGGTGCAGTAGTAGGAACAGGATCACCAAGAAGATTAGAACAGCTTACACTAATAGATGAATCATTAGTAGTAAAACATATTAGAGGTAATGTACCAACAAGAATTAGAAAAGTAGAAAACGGTGAGTATGATGCAGTTGTACTGGCAAGATCTGGAATAGAGATATTAGGTTTACAAGATCATATTACACATACGTTTGGATTTGATAAAATGTTACCAGCAGTTGGACAAGGTGTTATTGCTATACAGACACGTACTATGAGCCCTTACACAGCTCTAGTAAGGCAAATAAATCATCTGGATACATTTTATTGTGTATTAGCAGAACGTACAGCATTGAAGTTTGTAGACGGTGATTGTCATAGTGCAATAGGTATACTTGCACAAACAACAGGTGATTGCATAACACTACAAGCGATTAATTATAACAATATGAAAGACTGTACTGTTACAGGAAAAATATTAGACTATAAAAAAATAGGTGAACAAGTAGGAAAAGCGATAGTATGAGTAAAACATTTTGCCCATTACCCTGGATACATTTAGCTACAAGACCTAACGGTGATGTTAGAGTTTGTTGTACTGCCAATGCCAGTGGTGCGGGTAAACAAGATGAAAAGACAGCAGGACTTGTTAAGAAAGATGGTATTGCTATGAACCTACGTGACCATACAATAGAAGAAGTATGGAATAGCGAACACATGAGAAGAACAAGATTACAAATGCTGAACGGTGAAATACCTAGTAGTTGTACAAAATGTTTTAGTGAAGAAGCAAAAGGTATTTCAAGTAAGCGTCTATGGGAAACTGAAGAATGGAAACAACGTGTAGACTTTGATCAACTCATTGCTAGTACAAAAGAAGATGGTACTGCACCTGTAAGTATTCCTTACTTTGATTTACGTTTAGGTAACCTATGTCAACTTAAATGCGTTATGTGTAGTCCACATGATAGTTCAAGTTGGATTAAGGAATGGAAACTACAAATGCCACAGTATAAGAATAAAGATCTTATTGCAGATCAAGGTTGGGACGATCAATTTGATTATACTTGGTATAAAAAAGGATCCTTCATAGATACAATGAAGCATCAAGCATTTAATATACAAGAATTATATTTTGCAGGTGGCGAGCCATTGTTAATACCAGAACATTATAAAATATTAGAGTTCATGGTTGACGAAGGATATGCCAAAGACTGTAACTTAAGATATAACTCAAATGGTTTAGAATTGCCAGACAAGTTATTTAAGTTATGGCAACATTTTAAAGAAGTACGTTTTAACTTTAGCATAGATGCTTACGGAGAACGTAACGATTACATACGTTACCCAAGCAAGTGGTCGGACGTTGAAACTAATTTAAGAAGGCTAGATGAGAATACAAAGGATAATACAGTTATTAATATTGCCTGTGCAGTACAATTACTAAATGTAGGTTACATAGATGAATTAGCTGAATGGAAAATGGATCAAGGCTTTAGCAAGATTAATCCTTCAATGTTTGGAGGAGGTATTATAGGAACACATTTGGTTTATTTGCCATCATATCTAAATGTACAAGTTTTACCACAGGAAGCAAAACTTTGGATAAAGGGCAAAGTAGAAAACTTCATAGATAGACAGAAGTTTAATTTGGAATTCAACCAGCACCCATATGGTGCTCAACGTTGGAGAGGGTTGATTAAATACATGATGCAGGACGATTGGAGTAATAAGCTACCGGCTTTGCGTGAGTATTTGGCTGTAACTGATAAAACTAGAGGGACTGATTATAGCAAAACTTTTAAAGAATTAGGAGAATATATTAATGGACATTAATAGAGCGATGCTATGGAACGGACTTACTAATTTAGGTGATACAGTTAAACTTAAATTAAAAGTTGATCCATGGGAATGTGTACGAGATTTAGAACAGTTTAAGGATAACTGGTGCCCGTACAATGTTAAGAAAGATAAAGTTAACAATAGATGGGGATTACCTATAACAAGCCATAGTGGTGATGTGATGGATAATTATCATCTGAATAGTTTTGGTCATATGCAACGTTATCATGATGTTGAAATGAAAGAAGAAAACTTCACAACTCCTACTGAAGTATATCATAAGATGCCTGAACTAGCAAAACTTGTTGATGTATTTTCACCAGACATTGGGCGTGTTCATTTATTACGTGTTGACCAAGGAGGATTCTTTCCTCCACATAGAGATTGGCCAGGAGCAGATCCAGAATACTTTAGATTGCTTATGGTAATGGGAAATTGTAAACCTGAGAACTTTGTTCATATGCTTGACGGTAAGCCTATGTATCCAGATCCAGGATTTTTATATTTTATTAACTTTCAAAAAGATCATAGTGTGTTTAGTTTTAGTGACGGGCTATATGCTTTAATTTTAACAGTTAAGTTAAATGAACGTACACACGATCTTATTATAAAACATAGTATGAGTGAGTAATGAAACTAGGCTACAAGGACATTACAAAGAACGATTGGTTTTTAGTTAGTTGGACACTATCTAATAAATGTAACTATCGTTGTGAGTATTGTCCAGACATACTACATAATGGTAGTACAGGACAGCCACGTTGGGAAACTGTAGAACGTTTTATAAAAAATTTAAAAGTAAAAAAGGATATTTGTTTTAGAATAAGTGGCGGCGAACCTACATACTGGAAACATTTTATTGACATGGCCGAATGTGTTAAAGAACAAGGACATAAGTTTTCATTTGTAAGTAACGGTAGTCAAAGTCCGGAATACTTTAAACGTATTGCTCCTTTCACAGATGCTATGATGTTAAGTTATCATAAAGCATACGCAGACCCAGAGCATTTTATAAAGGTTATTAATGAATCTAAAATTACAACAGTAATTAATATGATGTTGTTACCAGATGATTTCGATGAAGCATTTAGTATATCAGAAAAAATCTTTAGTAGTACAGCTAACGCAACAATATGGCCAAAGGTAATTGTTGATAAAACGTATAGCGATAACATTACAAATGAAGTAGTTACTTACACAGACAAACAAAAGGATCTAATAAAAAATTGGCCTTTTACTAGAAAGATTGATGATAAAGATGTACACAGAGGAAAGATGCAATTAAAACTTAATGATTGGTTTGAAGATGCTAAAGACGTTGACGCTAATGAACTTATACTAGAAGGCAAGAATAAGTTTGTAGGTTGGAAATGTTGGGCTGGCATAGATGGTGTCAATATAGATATGTGGGGTAATATGTATAGAGCAGACTGCCAATTCGGAGGAGCAATAGGTAACTTGGAAAGATATAAATTGCCTACAGAACCTATAGTTTGTGGTAAGAGTATATGCAGTTGTTTAAGCGACATATACATAAGGAAGGAACAGGACGAATGGAAGATAACGTAGCACTTGCTGAAGGAATGAATCAAATCTGGAACTGGCTCTGCGGTGTCTGTGGTTGGAGAGGTGTAGCACAGGATCTAGCAACAGATGATAACACAGATGAATGGTGGGTATGTCCTAAATGCAATAGCACAAATATTCAAGACATAGGTTGGCATAAAGGAAATAACAAACATCATGAGTAGAATATTAGTAACAGGAAATCCTAACTATGAAGGTTTATGCAAAGGTATTTACGAAGCATACAATAACAATAGGGTAGAATTCATAGGACGTCATAATGGCTGGGATATGAATGACGCAGAAAAAGTTGCCAACCATGCGAAAGACTTTGATGTATTTGTAAACAGCTTGTATGGTCCAGATGGACAACAGAATAGAATACTAGAAGAAGTTTATAAAAAGTTTGAAAGAGGACACATAATAAACATAAGCAGTACTAGTTCTTATTGGGAATCAGGTTATAGTCCTCAAAATTACATTGACAATAAAACATTATTAGACGGGTTGAGTAAGAAAATGAGTAATGATAGTTGTTGGGGTAACAGCGAAATAAAAGTTAGTAATATAGCATTTGGACAATTAAGTTCACAGAGTCAAAAAGAAAGAAAAGACAATAGGAATAAGATTAGTTTACAACAAGCTGGACAGTTTGTTAAGTGGGTAATTGATAGTCCTACAGATATTAATATTCATTATATGGCAATGGATCCTATACAAAAAGATCAGTAAGTTCCGGACAATGATCTAAAACATTTGTATCTCTAATTTTATCTAAATCTTTAGTATAGTTTACAAACGTATCTAATAGTTTACTATCGTTATTTGTATAGTTTATATTAGGAAATCTAAAATCAATCTTATCAAGTATCTTATTAGGTAAAACTCTTGGATTCAAATATGCAGGAGTGGCTACTACATTATTAAAATATATTTCCCAGTTGTCTTTTTTATTTTCTTCAAACCACCAATGTATTTTATCTAAGTGTGAGATATTATATGCCATCACAGTTACAGCAATAATGATCCTATCAAAGTCATATTGTTTTAGATTTTCATTGAGCTGTTCAAATGTAAAGTTCTTACCACCTCTAATGTATTCGTATAAGCTACCAGTACCTTCTAAACTTACTGTCCATTTAGTTTCGCCAAAGTGTCTAGCAAGTTCCTGTACTTCTTCATCAACGATCGTACCATTCGTTGTCCAGTCAAGTGTAACATTTTTTGCAACTCCTAAGTCAATAAACTTCTGCAATATCTTTTTGTTTGCAGGTTCCATGTAAGGTTCTCCACCTTTAATACTTAGATAACGTAAGTTCATAAATGGTGTAGGATCCTCAAATAATCTTTGAATAATTTCTTCACTTTTATTAGTATAACCAAATTCAGGATGATCTACTGGGCGTTGGTAGTCTGCTGATATTTCAGCTAATTTCTTTTCTTCTTTGACCCAAGCACTTGAACTAATACCATTACACATACGGCATTTTAGGTTACAGATATTACTCATATTAAACTCCAAAAATAGTATGTCTGTGAAGTTTTTGGAGTAATCGTACTCCTTGTTTTCAACCATTGGATTAAGTATATCACGGAAGAATAAACGCCTACTATGACCCACAGATTCTTCTTTTAAAGCACATTGTTCGCACTCGGGTGGTAGTTGACCCATACGCAAAGAATCTTTAGTGTGCGTTGCTGTATAGCTGTTTAAGACGTCATTTAAAGACGATTTAAGCACGTTTCCATAGCGAGCCTTGTATACTCCGTCCGGTACTATATCACCGTTAAAACGTACCAAAATACTATGCCATGGTGCTAGACATTTCATATTTTGGTAACCTCATGTATCCTTAACCATTCATCTATTGTAACCAAACTATGGGTATTATCAATTGTGTTGAAAACCAAGGTATAAAGTTTTTCTTTATATATAATAGGTCTTCCAAACAACTTTGAGTTGTCCGTTTTTGTTGCATGAAACGTACCATCTGTTGCTACACTTATAATAGGTAAGCCTGGAGTTCCACTAGGCAAAAATATTGCTCTGCCTTTATATGCAATACCGCATTTAAATCTGTACTTGCCACCGTAGCCTATTTCAATATCAAAAGGTCTACTCTGTTTTGTTACTGTATCAAACACAACACCGTACTTACTTTCAAAGTCATCTCCGTCACCATATGGTACACCAATAATAGTTTCGTCAACTAACACTTGAGCATTATATTTTTTAGCAAAGTCTGGAACGTTTAGTTCGTGTGTAGATACACTATTGTATTCTGTATTAAATTCTACAACCTGAGTAAGTCCTGCTGTTTCACCATATGGTAAACTGTATAACGTATCTCCTACTGGAATTAAATCTGTAAACTTTCTACTTAAAGTATGGTCAACAGGTATTGGATACTTCTCTATATCCTTGCCGTCATAACTTACTAATACATTATAGTTTCTAAAGTCACCTCTAGGCATACTCCAATATCTTCCATTACAGTATGCAGTACCCATATGACTCTTTCTCATTTCAGCATCAAAGTCTTGTGTATGCAATCCTTTTTCATCAATGTATAGTAAAAAAGATGTGTTAGAAGTTCCTAAAGGAAAACTACAAGCAGTAGTTCCGTTAGAAGCACAACCATAAAATTGTCCCATACCGCCTTTGTCTAGTGTATGGTATATAGGTGTAGTACCTTTTAACTCTACTACTGTTCTAAACTCGTCCCAATAGCCATATGGAATTAACCAAGTGCTATCATTAACTCTTGCAGTAGCATTAATTTTACTTGTAACAGGAGGTAAATCTAAATCTATATAGGAAACGGAATCCCCAAAAACTGCCACCTTACTATAATCTTTACAAAGCTCAGTTGCAAAGGGTGGAGATATTAATTCACCATCATGCTCTGCTAATAACAAATGCTTAATGTCTAGTTCTCTATAATGATCTTCAAATGCTTTATACATCTCTTAAATCCATTGTTCTTGCTTTCTCTGTAAGAGTATCAAATATTAAAAGTTTATGAAAGTCTTTAGATTGTCCGTAAGGGAAAGCATATATTACGTCATCTAAAATTACGCACTTATTATATTTTTCAATACTTGTATCATCTTTAAATAATTTGCTTACATCTATTGTAGTAAACTCTTCTGTTCTAATATCTAGTTTAAGTATTTCTGTTAAGTCACCTTGGCTTTTCCAAGTACTTTCAGGTTCGCATACGCAACCACCTCTTGGCATAAAGTAAAGATATCCTTTACTGTTTTCAACACCTGCAAAGAATTTTTTACTTTCTTTTCCTATACCTAAATTAACTGTGTGCCAATACGTATCATGACCGTTATCTGCTGAAGGGTCTATAACTAACATTTCACTCCATGTTTCTTCGTGTCCTGCTGGAGGGCAAAATATTTTACCATTACTTGCAACACTATGAGCAAAGTATGTTCTGCTTGTTTCTTTAATACCTGTACGTTCAGTAATCCATTTACCATCAACAAATTTAGTTAATACATCAAAGTTAGGGTTTTCACTATAAGGCGGAGCATATAACCTATTGCCAACCTTAGCCATTGTAGTATACTTTTTATTATTAAAGCCATCGTGTTCATAGTCTTCCCATTCAGGTAGCATATCTGTTAATTCATATTCTTCATTACTACAATCAAATTCTATTCTATAATTAAAGCTATTATCTAAACTTTCACCTCTAGGTAACCCATATATAATTCCATCTATTATTTGTGTAGTATGCCATTTCTTACAATCGTTAGTAGGTAACTTTAATTTTTCTTGGTCTGGATACATATAAGGTAAAGCTAAATTTAATACGTAGTCATATGGTTCGTGTTCACCGTAAGGTAAAGCGAATAAATTATCTCCGTGTATGTGACCTTGTATATATTTTCCTTTTCCTTTTTCTACTTCACTATACTCTACACTATCATCGTCTGTATCTATAATAAGAATATTATCTTCGTTATAAGGTAGCACAATAATTTTGTTTCTCCAAGCAGTTCCCCATATCCATTTTTCTGTGCAATCACTAACGTCTAATTTAATTCTTGTAAATGTTTCGTCTTTAGGATTAAACTTTAACATATAGTCAATAGACTCTGTCAGACCAAATGGTGGAATATAAATCATTCCATTGTTTGCTACTATAGGATAACTAAATGCTTGTGGGGTCATAAGAACCTCCAAATGCAGATTTTAAATCTTTTTCTATCTTGGTGTTAATCTCTTCAGGGGAATAAATGCCTACGTTATCCCAATCAACTAGATAAGTGTTATCTCCGTCAATCATTATATTACTTAATACCCAATCGTAGTGTGCATAAGGCAATGTTTGTTCAAGTGTCTCATGACAGAAATCGTGTATTCTTTTTATAAACTGAGGAGTGTGTGCGAATGTATTTGCAGGAGTGCCTGGCACAATATGATAGTCTATGTACATACTGTTTTCTGTCTTGCCATAATCTAAAACATATCCAGGAATAACATCTTCAAGTATAGTTACGTGTTCTTCTAAACGATCCATATCTATATCATACCAAACTTTACGATATCTATCTTCAAGTTTATAAACTTCTCTATTCTTTTCTAAATTTTTCTTAATCAAGTCCATAGGCTTTTGCTACCTCTGGTAGGTAATCTTTAATATGCATACCTCTCCAGTTATCTAATTTTGTTATATATTCTCTAAACTTATCTTGCCATTCAGGGTCAGCATCAACGTCAGCCCACTTGGCAATGTTTCCTGTAAACTTTTTCTTTAATTCGTCTGGTGCATTTTTTACGTGTAACCAATAAGGAGTTATTAGTAAGTTATCATAAATTTTAAAACGATTCTTTGCACAATACTCTCTTATTTCGTCATCGTATATTGCATTTAATACACTGGTAGTTGGAGTAACATCTACAGTACAAAATTCTGCATACCTTTGTGTATTTTCTGATATAATATCCCAATCACTTCCGTGTCTAATATAATCTATTTTATGATCTACCGCATCAATACTCATACTCATAATTACTGTACGGAACTTTTTTAATATCTTTGATACTTTAGGGTTCCATAATGTTCCATTAGTATTAAATCTTACACATACAGTAGGGTCTAGTCTATCTAAAAAGCCAGGTAAGTGTTTAACCATCATTGGTTCTCCACCTGTTAAGTAAACTTCTTTCATATCAGGTAAGTTTTCAAAGTGTTTTAATGTTTCCTCAGTAACCCAATTAAAGTTAGGCTCATCTAGTAAAGGCATATGAAGTGGTTGTACTCCTGCTTTCTGCATAGCAATAGCCTCTTCGGCTAAACTACTACTAGATAAATGGAAACAACTAATACATTTTAAGTTACAACTATTACCAAATCGAAGATCCCAATGCGAAAGTCCTGGGCCAAAGTGATTTCTAACGTATCTAGTACCATCTTCTTTAACTTTAGTACGCATACTCTCTAAACCTTTTTCTTCTGCTTCTTGACATTTAATACAAGCATCAGGCCATTCGTCACGATCTAATTGTTCACGTACACCTTTATGGAAATCACTATCGTGCCATTGTTGTGGTGTATGAGTGTATATGGTTTCTTTGTTATCTTTTTCAAAGCTAGTACAACATAAACGATATTGACCGTCTGATCTTGTACAAATTTGATGTTCTAAATACTTACATTTCACCGCAGGTTACCTCACATATTTTAAATCTGTTTTCACTAGGAGTTGTTAGAACATCACTATCTAATATATGTTCTAAAGAATTGTTATTAATGTTAAGCCAGTTCATATCTGTTACATCTTTTGCGTATATGCTATTAGCATCTTTGGGATATCTTTCAGCTTCTAAATAACAACAAGGAAATACTTCTCCTACATGACTAATTTGTATCTTCTTTTTCTTTTGCCACTTACAAGTAATATGTCCTTTGTCAAATCCTTCTTTTAATAATCCTTTTACACGATCTACATTATCTAAATGTTCTTTGTTATATTTAATTGTTCGTGCATCGTCTTTTTTACTTGCCTTAAATTTTTCTATAGCTTCACCTACCACACTATCTATTGCACTAAAGGTATAGCCACCATTAATATCAAACTTACCGAAGCCCATGGCCTTGCTTAATTGTTCTGCGTCTTTGAGTTGATGTGCATTATGTTCAAATACTATCATACGCCAACGTGCAAGTCCACCTGCGTCTATAAAACTCTTTGCATTTTCCATAACCTTATGCCATTGTACATTTCTTCTATACAAATGATTAGTATCTTCCAATCCATCTATGCTAAAAACTACATGAGTTGGAAAAGGAAAGTCTTTTAAACACTCTGCCAGTTCCGCAAAAAACTTAGGTCCATTCATTCCACCATTGGTATGTATATGTATCTCTGGTTTGTTATATTGTTTTAAATAATTTAAACACTCAAAGATATAAGGATTACGTAACGGGTCTCCATAAGACCCATTGAATATAATTTTGTTAATGTTTTCCAATACTTTTTCAGTAAAAAGGTTCTTCCAAGTAGCAGGTTTCATGTGTTCAAGAGGCATACTAGGATTAACTTGTACTCCACCTATGTTTCTTGCACAGTTTCCGCACATCGCATTACAATGGCTCGTAAAGTCTACTGTCACCGTATCTATGTCTTTTAATTTCAAGAATGGCATACTGTATTTAACGTCATAAACAGAGTATTTAATGGGGTTGTGGCAATAAATATGTGTATGCAAGAACTACACCAATTTCATGATACAAATGGTATAATAAAGACTCAAAAATATCCAGAACAGTTCGATCCAAAGTGGATTGTAACGGAAAGTGGATGGCCTTATTTTCGTCTAAGTGCTTTAGATAACCAACCTTGGAAGGGTATGTACCATGAAGCGGAAAACTTAATAGATTCTTTTCATGAACACAGAGAAGAATACGGAAAAGGGTGGCGTAGTTTAACACTACACGGATTAAATGAAGATACACAGAGCCTTGACAGCTATGGAGATAGACAAGACTCTATCAAACAGTTAGATTGGACCTGGGTAGCTGATAAATGTCCTGAAACTAAAAAGTTTTTAACTGATGTTTGGCCAGCAGAGTATCTAAACCGTGTGCGTTTCATGTTGCTTGAACCAGGTGGATATATATTACCACATCAAGACAGAGATGATTCAGAAAAACGTTTAAGTGTTTGCAATATTAGTTTAAACAATCCAGAAGGTTGTGATTTTGTTTTTAAAGATCATGGTAAAGTTCCTTTTGAAGATCAAGGTAGTGCGTTCTTAATGGATATTAGTAACGTTCATAGTGTATGGAATAGAAGTGATAAGCCACGCATACATATGATTATACATTATGAGTTAGGAAGACGTATTAGAGATTTCTTTTATGTGTTAAGACAAAGTTATTTCACCAATAGGGGTTAATATGAAAGATTGGAATTCAGTTTCAGTAGACAGATACTATGATACCCTTAATGTAGGTAACGAAGTAGCCATTGGCATACTTGATATTTCACGAGATATTCCAGATAAGTTTGTACAAAAACGTTGTTTTGACATGACATACTTTTATATTAATCGTATGATTAAGATGGGGTATTGTAAGTATGTAGGATCTAGTAATAGTGTTAAAACTATTTTAGAAAATGCAATCAAAGAAGATAAAAAGTATTGCATGATTGCCGCACAGGGATTACTATTAACTAGAGGACCAAGCCTCTTAGATCAAAGTTTAAGTTACGCAAAAGATAATCCTAATTTCTTTGTTGTAGGTCATATCATGGACAAAACAAAACAACATTACCTTACAAAAGGTGCGTATCCAGGATTACATAGACAGTATCTATTTGTAAACGTAGACAAGTGGGTAGAACTAGGTAAGCCAGAGTTTGACGAGATTGGTGTTTATAAAGATAGAAAGCCCAAGTTACAAAACTTTAAATTAAGTGAAGAAACTGTTCATGCTGATTATACACCTGCTTGGATTGACTTTGCTGAATCACAAAAACAATGGGAAATAACTTCAGACGGATCTAATTGGATTGACATAGCCTTAAGAGAAGGCATAAGAATAGATAACTTAACTAGCGATATGAGAGCTTGTAAAATATTTTTATATCCGTATAACAAGTCAGATATATTATCAAAGAGCTGGATACACAAAGATTATTGGCAAGTAGATGAATTAAATCAAAGCCAAAAGGCTTGGTTACGCAAACTAGACTATCAAGAGAAGATAGAAAAGAATCGTGTTTATGCTTTTAACACAGAAACACTTTCAAGCGAAGGAATACGTACAACACAACCTATTGAACATTTGTTTAGTGCGGCCGCAGGATTTAAACCACTTGCAATATTAAACGCAAATAGATTTCATGATCGTACAATGGAACACCCTGGTACTAAGGTACATTACTTTGATTGGTGTGATGCTAGTTTATTGTATAAAAGAGACCTAATAGAAACATGGGATGGCTACGATTTACACCTATGGCTATTGGAACACGACCTAAACTATAACTTCAGTTCAACATATAGAGGCAATTACGAGTCGTTTTGGTTACAAGAAGTTGAAGAACATGGTGGTAGAGAAGCATTTAAAGAGCTATGGGATAGATATGTAGAACTAGATCATGCTTACTATAAGATTGATATTGTAAATGAACCAGAAGAACTATTTCATATAATTAATGCACAACAAGGTAACAAAGTGTTATGGACTACAAACATTTGGTCAAGCGAAATGCTTCATTGGAATTTAGAACCAGAAGTATTAGAAAACAAGTTTAAAAAATTTAGAGAACTAGTACCTAATGATTTAATATTATATGGTCACGATTATGTTGCAATGGATTTAAGACAAAGTATAAGGAACACAGATGGAACAACACACCCAAGATTTCAAACGGTACATTGAAAAACATGAACCTCTTGACTTAGGCTTTAAAGTTAAGAAACTGTTTGAAGTTGATGTAGATAAAATACAAACTTGGTATAAAGACCTTGAAGAAAATTTTTCTGATTGGAAGTTTGTTATAGGTGAGAATCATCATGTGTGGAAGTTTCCTATTAGTGACCCTGAAGCAAAGACAGGACATTACTTGCCAGACGATGCGGCCTATTATACACTTTGTTGGAACAGTGATGAACCAGGACCTAAACCTTTTGAACAAGGTTGTGCAAAAGAAGAATACAAAGATAACGATAACGATGAACTAAATCCTCGTAAATGTTTTACTGGTTACGGACTAGAGCTTGTAGAAAAATTACCTATGCGTAGTAAGAAGTGGTTAGTAACTATACACACGCCAGGTACTAAACTAATTACGCATCAGGATAGCACAGATAAGATTAGAGTACACATACCTATACACACCAATGAAGATAGTAATTGGATCATAGGCGGAGAAGAGTTTCATATGGAACCAGGTTGGGCTTATCTAGTAAACACAACAATTCCTCATAGTGTGGAAAACAAAGGTAGTACAAATAGAATACATCTATATGGAAAGGTTTGGACCAATGACATATAGTTTAGAATATTTAAATAGCAAGGATTGGGATATAATAGAATTAGATTGGAATCTTGATTCTTTATTCTTACAAAGCTGGTATGAGCAAGTACATGAGCAATACAATCATCTATATTTTAGTTGGCGTAAAGAAGAATATTTAAAAGAGAAATATCATTTAAAAAACATAGACACAGCATTTGCAGGAGAAGTAGGATCAGAAGGCAGAGGTGTACATGATGAAGGGTATCATATAATAAAATATATTAAGGATCAATTAGAAATACCAGAAGAAATATTAGTAATGGAGATCAGTTGGTATTGCGAAAAGGAAATTCCTTGTACTCCTAAATGGGCAGGAAGAGAAGACCTATATCCAGAACTAATTAATCCAGGTGAAAAATCTGTTCAGGAAAAGTTTAAGTTCGGATACTTTAAAAAATTATATGATCAACTAGGTGAAGCTGTATGGAGAGATACAAGTATTAGACATCATCAACCTGGTGTTGTATTAGGAAAACACATCGACGGGCCAGACGTACAACGATTGCACATACCAGTAGACAGTGATCCAAATGCTTTATTCTTGTACGGAGAAAATTTAGAAAGAGAATATAACATGAAGCCAGGCAAGGCTTATGTAATTAATGCCGCTATTCCACATGGTACAATTAATAAAAGTAAAGAAAGTAGGGTGCATATACAAACAAAACCTACACACGAAAACTTATTAAAGATACTTAACAAGGAAATAACTTTATGAACGTAGCGATAACAGGTAGTAGAAAAGGAATTAGACATTCGGGTAGTTACATACTCAATTGGCTACATGACTATTTTGCCAAGTTATCTAAGTACCAAGGTTATAATGTAACGCAATTAAGCAGAGAAACAGGGTATGATTTTAATGAAAACTTTGACGATATTGTAAATGAAATATTAAAAAATGATGTGTTTGTTAATGCTAGTTGCATAGACGACTATCAAATAAAACTTTTAAATGCAGTATACGGTAAAGTAAAACATATTATTTGTATAGGTAGTATTGCTGGAGACTTTAATACTGACGAAGATTATGCTAGAGTAAAACGCAATCTAAAGCAAAGATGTAAGATGCTACCTATTGAAACATTAAATACACATACGAATCTATTTCACATGACAATAAGCGAAGTAGAAAAAGACGGTAAAGGAATGAGTCAAGAAGAGTTTAACAAAGTGCTAGACTTTTGGTTTGAAAATCCTACAATAGCAAATATTGACTTTAAGCATTATGTTGAAAGTTATGATGATTGGAAGAAAGAAAAAATAAAAAGGATAGTAGATGAACAGAGATCTTAGAGTACTAAAGCCTAGAATAGATATAAACGAGTTACGAAACTTCTTTATAAGTCTCCAGCATGACCATAATGATATGAGGTGGGTATGGGAAGGCAATGAAGAAGAAGGAGTTGGTGGACATAAACTTAAAGGAGTAACCGGTTGGGCATTACAAAGTAATCTAGAAGATCTAACTAAACCTTGTCCTCCTTATAATATCACTAAAGAAGAAAAACAGGAATATAAAGATACTAAATGTATGTTTGGATTAGCAAAGAAGTTACAGGAAAAGTTTCCGTTCGCACATCAGTTTAGTGTAAGTGTACACCCGCCAGGAGCATTAATAAACTTTCACAAGGATACTGATGATTATCTAAAGGTGCATATTCCTATAGTAACTAACAAGAAAGCATATTTTACGTTTGAACCTAATAGGAAATACGTATTACCTGCTGATGGGCGTATGACTCTTGTTAATACTAGCATACCACATGGTACACATAATGAAGGCGAAACAGATAGAGTTCATTTGTTTTTTAAAGTTCCTAAAGACAAGGAAATGGAATTGCTTAAATACAAAGAGGAAACACTATGATAATCAAAAATTACGATCCTAAAGACATTGGTTGGAAAATGCTATATGAAGAAGATCATTGGGGAGCGATAGAATTAAATTTAGATCTTGATGTAGATAAACTACAAAAGTATTACTCTGATGTAAAGAAAAAATTTAATCATATGTATTTTGATTTCTATAACTTTCCTGATAGATTAAATGTTGAAGTTAGTAAACAATATATGGACTTAGGTTATTGTGGTTACTACTGCGGTCCTATTAGTGGATACACACTAGCATGGCCAAAAGAAAGATACGAACCATTACCTCCTCCTAGTCAAGCTAATACAGATATGTTTCCTGAAACACTTGACCCAGAATTTTATGATAAGTGTAATATATTGCCTAAGTATCGTTTTGATTATATGAATGATTTAATCGAAATGCTAGGAGAAGAAAGTTTTAAACAATGTATAATCACAGTACACGGTCCTGGTGCAGAAATTAAAACACATAAAGATAGTAGTGTAAAGAAATTACATATACCTTTAGAAACAAACGAAGAAGCAGTTTTTTGTTTTGGAAAAGATAGAGAAGTAAAGTATAATATGAAAGTTGGCAAAGTTTACATATTAAATACCAATGCTTACCATGGAACAGAAAATCCAGGTAAAACTGATAGAGCTCACTTTTTAACTAGAGTAGACGAAACTAAAATTTTAGATATATTAGCATTATGAAAATAACAATAGTAGGTGGTGGAACAGCTGGTTGGATGACTGCAAGTTATCTTGCAAAGAAAACTGATTGGAACATCACTGTAATACAAAGTGAAGATATTCCTATAATAGGTGTAGGCGAAAGCACGTTGCCTAGTATGTACGACTTTATTACAGAACTAGGACTAACAGAACAAGACCTATTTGACCATTGTGATGCAGTAAGAAAATATACAATATGTCATAAGGATTGGCACAACAAAGAATGGTGGCACCATTTCTGCTTTGATGAGTCTGAACATAGAGAACAGATTGAATGGATGCGTAATTATACAAAGCCTACTAAAAAGTGGCGTCATGCTTATCATGTTGATGCTAACAAGTTTGGTATTATGCTGAGAGATAAGGTTGCACTACCAAACGGTGTAGAACTTATTAATAAAACACTTGATACTATAGACGACCTTGATGCAGATTTAATTATTAATTGTGCTGGATTTAGTGATCTGTTTCCTGCAAAAGAAATGATTAAAACTAACCTAAAAAATAATTGTGCCATAGTTGCACCTAGTTACGATAAGATGTTAAAATACTATACGGAAACTACTGCATTAAGTAACGGGTGGATGTGGAATATTTACTTACAGAATCGCATTGGAAACGGATATGTGTTTAGTAAAGATCATCAATCAGTAGAAAGTGCCAAAGCAGAATTTATAGAAAAATGTCCTCACAAATTAGAACTAGATAAGTTAAGAGTGATTGAATGGGAAAGTCAATATTGTCCTAACCCCTACGAAGGTAACATTTTAAATATAGGATTAAGTGCAGGATTTATTGAACCGTTAGAAGCTCAAGCAATATGGCTAATACAATATCAAATTGAAATGCTAGTAAGACTAGTGGACAAACCTAGTGTGTATAACAAGCAATGGTTAAACGTAGTAAAACACGTAGAAGAATTCTTAGAACTTCATTATACTGCTACAAGTAAAGACACAGACTATTGGAAAAATGAAATGAAAGAAATTGTAATTAAAAAGAAACCTTTTACAATTTTTGATCAATATTCTTATCGCTCTTTAGCGAGAGGTTACGCTCTTCCTTATAACGTTGAACATTAATACGCCATAAGTTCTGCGGTACATTATATAATTCTATTTGTTGATCTAAAGACCAAATACCACGTTTAGCTAGTAATGGCATCATAGTATTATTCATACGTTGACTCTTACCACCATCGTCGTTTATATTTGTACTAATAAACAAGTCTGCTGACTTAGGTGCCCATTCTATTTGTAAGTTTAGTAAGTAACTTAATTGTATACCTGTCTTAAAAATATCTCTTCCTGTACCTAGTGTGTATCCTGGTAGTTGAGCTCCGCGGAACAAACATCTATAACAGTTATGTCCAGCTTCAGGCAAGTCATGAATACCTGCAATACTAATAATTTTATCTTCATGAATTGCAACAGTCCATGCACCATTGCGTAGGCACCATTCCCATTTCATTGCTTCTAAAGATGTATTGTTTGAATAGTTCTGTGATTTACAAAACTGTTCTACTAAAGGTCTATCTCTTTCAGTAGCAAGTCTAAAAGTTGTTTTTCCAAGTATGTCCATTTGCTTCTTTTAATCTACCGTGGTATTCTTTTGTGTCCATGTTAAAAATATCACCAGTTGATCTGCCGTTGATAATACAATGTTGAAGGTTAGTGCCAGTAGCTTGTAATGGCATAAACATCACATGATTCTCTTGATGATTTATAGTGTTGAAATCAAATGCAGGTGAATCATAACCTATCATAATTGGTGGAGGAAACTCAGTCATGCCGTACCAGTTCGCGACTTTTTGAACTCCCTTATTTTTAAATTCATCTATAAAATTTTGGTCTATTTTTGAACTGCCTGTAACCATGTATTTGACGCAACTCATATCCAAATCCTTAAAGCCTTTAGTGCCTAATAACAGTTCTAAATGACGTGGTATTAACGCAATATACGTCGGTTTAAAGCGTCTAAATAAGTCGAGGTAGGTGTATGCACTAAAGTTGCTAGAAACGTACTGTGCGCCGCTTAAAAACGCAGGAACACCGGTGATTGTGTAGTGGGCTATAGTGTTCGCAGGAAACACATCTAGCACTCTATCCTCTTCAGTCAATCCAATTTCTTTAATGCTTTTGGTCGCACATTTCTTAATATGATCCCACGAATGGGTCACGTCTTTTGGTTGGTCTGTTGACCCTGATGTAAAGAGAGTTATAGAGCTCATACTGTTACTTATTTTTAAATTGGTTTGGAAAAGTTAAAGCTGAATTAGTGTAAGTCGACCCAAGCAACACCAGTACGTAATTGTAACTTACTTAATGTAGTATTGTAAATTACCATACCAGCACTTACTGAAGATAGTCCGTCTCTTTGAGTAGTTGTTAAGTTAGCAAACTTAACTGTACTTGAAAATTGTGCATCACCAACAACATCTAAGTTAGCACCTGCAACATCACCTGGAGCACCGTTAACTTTTAAACGTCCTTTTGCATCAAATGACATAGCTTTTAAAACTGGTGAACTTCCTGTTCCTGCATTACTAATGAATAGTAATTTACCTTTAACTTGGTCTGATGCAACAGTCTCATCTGGATCAACTTGGAATGCCATAACTGCTGATGGAATAAAAGCACTTGTATTTGTATCCCATGATTGAGCCGTTAATGCACCATTCCAGTCACCTGCTGTTGGATCTACTGGAGTTACCAATGATCCATGGTAAGCTGAAAATGTTAACTTACTTGTATTGTTAACACTTGTTCCTGCCTTGTTGACAAAGTTAATTGGAGCACTTGCATCTGCTGATGTAATTTTAAATGTAGGACCAGCTGAGTCTGTAGTTTTACCTAGTTTAACTTCTGTTACATTGTTAAGCTCAAGTTGATTCTCAACAAAACTTACAACGCCATTGTTTAGGTTTACTCTACTGTTGACAGCATCAACTAATACAGTTGAATCGTCACCAACAATAGTACCTTTGAAATTTCCTGTAAATGCTTCTGCATTAATAACAGGAGCACTAATAGTTCCTGTTGCCGTAATAGCACCGGCGTTTACTGCCTTTGAAGTTGCATTAAAGAAGCTAGTGTTATCAGTTGCATTAACATCACCTTTGAAAGTACCTGAAGCATTAATGGCTCCAGTTGCTTTATTTAAAACTACTGTAGAATCATCTGCAACGATATTAGCATTTACTGATCCAGCATTAATATCATCTGTTACGTGTAAAGCACCAAAGTAACCAGCACCCCATCTTAGTACACTTGAACCAATGTTCCTTGCACTATCAACGTCTGGTAAAATATGTGATTCAACTTTGGCTGTTAAGTTTAATGTATCTGATGTAGCATCACCAACAGTTAAGTTACCACCTAGTGTTAAATTACCGTCAGCAGTGATGTTTCCAGTAGCAGTAATATTTCCAGTAATATTAACGTTACCTGTTCCAGTTAAGCTATAATTGTTTAAGTCTAAATTTGAACCTAATGCACTACCGGCTGTATCAACGGGATTACCACCCGCAGTAGCACCGTCACCTATAAACAGTTTTTTAGTATCTGTAGTATAGATTAATTCACCATCAGCTGGCGTTATAAGCCCTCTTTGTGAGTCTGTACCTCTTCTTAGTTTTAATGCCATTTATATAACTCCTGGATCTGTTATATGTATTTATACCTTTTTAGTAATATTACTTACGATGCTTGATGAACTTTGTGGTGCGTTTTTGTACATCTTTTTTAATACGATCAGTATCTAGCTTAAAATCAACGTGCTTAATACTGCTATCATAAGTATTAAACAGTTCTTTTAGTGTTTTTTCCAAGGATTTAACAGGGTTCTTTTTATCGTCTACTGCTATATCCCAAGCCTTACCATTAGTAAAACGAACTCGTAATGAGTGTAAGTACTCTAACGGTATGGCGTGAACGTCAACGTCTCCGAATACATCGGGCCATTTGTTCACAACGTCGGGTGGAAGGCGTTTGCTACGCCTTGGCACTGGATTTGCCTTTTTTCGTAGGGCTTAAATCCTCAGCTTCTTTACGTAGTCTTTCAGCTTCTTTGAACATACGATCAGCATCTGCTCTCATGTTCTTAGCTAGATCTTCGTCTGTTAAAGGTTGCTCGTTTGCCGCGTCCACAGTTGCTGATGCTTCTCCTGATGGCATAGTTGTTGCAGTTGCTACTTCTTCAACTGAACTACCGCCAACCGCTAGGTCCTTAACTGCTACACCTTTTTGCTCTGCGATGACTTTGTTTAGTTCATCAAGACCAATAGTAGTCTGTGTATCTGGTGTCATTTCAATATCTGAAGTTTTCACCTTAGTTAATTTTCCGTTAACGTGGAAGTTTGCTAACATAATACTACCGTCTCCTAGTGGAGTACGTTGCATAGCATCTGCTAGTTCATCAGCACTTTGACCAGTGTTACTTTCTAACATATTGATCAATGTGTCGTGTTCTGAATCACCTAAGTTTTCAGTTTGTACCACTAAAGCACTTTCTGGATCATCAGGTAATGTTCTAAAAACAACGGCAACTTTTCTTCCGTTACCTTTGAATCTTCCTATATGTTTTAGGGCCATTATTTTACCTCTCCTGTAGCAGGATCAATTGGCTCACTTACCGGAGCAGTTGCTGGTGCAGTTGCTGGTGCTGGAGCATTTGGATCTTTAGCTACTTGTTGATTTTGAATTGAAGTTAGAAACGCCTCTAGTTTAGAATACGTCTTTCCAACAGCCTCAAGTTCGTTGGCTTTAAACGCCCCACGACTTTGTGCTACTTCAATGATTGTTTTCAATACCCCTAAGTCTTGAACTGTAAGTTCTTGAACTGGAGCATTAGCAGGAGCACCCGTCGGTGCAGTTGCCATACTTGGTTCCGGAGTTGCCGGAGCCGTTGCAGTTTTATTTTCTTCTGACATTTATGTCTCTCCTATTAATAGTAGTATAATTATATACCTACTTAATATTTATTAGTATTTCAAATGTGGACACGCCAACATGAAATAAGATAACTCTTTTGGATCTTCAAAACCCACAGTAACATTATTTTGGTATTGGTTTTCTCTATCCAAAACCAAAGTTTTGCCTATAAAGTATCTGCCTTTGAGATTATTTCCAATCCACTTATGAAGTGCGGTTTCAAAGTTATATTGTTGTTGGAAATGAGTGTATTCGAAATGAGGAGCCTGAAAATCAACCTCTCTCATTTCAAAAAAGTTTAATGCATTTGGTTTCATCTTGCCTCTTCGTAATGACAAGTAAGACCGAATGGCGCCTGTAAATTCTTATCGTGATGTCCGTGGATTACAAATACTGTATCACAGTAACTTTCATCACCCCAGCTATCCCAAGGATAACCATCAGTAAACATTATGAATCTCTTAGGAACAATATCCTGTTCTTTCATATATTCCCAATTGGCATTGAAGTCTGTTCCACCGCCACCCATTAATTGATACTGATTAAGATCCATACCATTATCAGCAGTAAAGTCTTGTTCGTTGTAAACCTTAGTATCAAAACACCATACCTTAATGTTATAGTCTTGATACTCTGACATAATGCCTTGTACTTCTCCTAAGAAGTCTGCACCTTGTTCGTTACCAATCGAACCTGACATATCAATACCAATACAAATATCAATTGTTTCGTCATAGTTAATACCAGGAAGAACTGCTCCTGTGTGCCAACCTTTTCTGCTAGGACGTATGTAAGTATAGTCGTTCTTAATAGTTGACTGAATCTGTTGTCTAAGAATCTCTCTCCAATTCATCTTAGGCTCTGTAAGTTCCTTGATCATTCTTTCAATCTCTGCAGGAACCTTACCAGCACCAGCGGCCTGTGCCGCACCCATCATACTTTCTTTAATCTCATCTCTGATCTTTTTAAGTTCTTCTTTAGAGTAACTAGGTTGTCCTTGACCTTTCTTGTTACCCTTCTTGCTAGGTGCCTTCTGATTATCTTGGCTATCTTTATCCCAGTCAATATGTTCGTCAAGTAATTGACCTAATTGTTTTAATTCTTCTTCATCATACTTCTTGTAGATGTCATCATATACTTCTTCTGAAGTTTTACCATCATATTTAAAGTCTTGGAAAATTGGAATATCTGCAGGCTTCTTACCAATACCATCTCTAACAAGTGTATTGTTTACAATATAGTCTGCCGCGATATTATGTATCTGTGGATCTCTATCTTCTCTACGTGTCATGTGATCAAATACACAATGAAGTATTTCATGTGCAATAACGAATTCAATTTCTTTGTTATCCATCTTAGCAAAGAATGGAACACTATAATATAAATGTCTACCATCAGTTGCGGCAGTAGGACACCAATCACTAGCTTCTTTAATGATAAGTCTAGTTGCCATATTACCAAAGAAAGGATGTCTAAGTAGTAAGCCTACTCTTGCTACAATAATCTTATCTAGAACTTCTGCTTTAAGTTCGTCAGTAATTTCAATTTCTGGTATTTTTTTGATCTCTTCGTATCTATCTAATACTTCTTGATCTTGTGTTGCTATATTAGTCATGTGTGCCATCTTTTCCTAATTGTTATATGTATATTATAGTATATTTAATTGAGTTTGTCAACCAAAAAGAGCGGGGAGAACCAAAAAAGATCCTCCCCTAATAGCCAAAATATTAGCTACCATCTCCTTGTGCGGCTTTAATATACTTGCCGAAACGTTCATGGAACTCATCAAAGCACTCAACTTCATCTGGATCGATTGGAAGTTGATATTGTGTAAGAGCTAATTTGATACCCATGACAACCAATTCGGTATCAAAATTGTCCATCGCAAAACGTAAAAAGTTATTAACTTTGTCGTCAAACTTTTTATCGCTCTTATCACTAGCTTCTTTCAACTCATAACACAATGAAACAGTCAAGGAATACATGGCACTGATTTCTTTAGTTTCCATTGTTTTTACCTTACCAGCAAGTACTTCGCTAGGGTTAGGTAATTGAGCTGACACTTTTCTGTGTGCCATAAACTTAACGGCTAGTCCTTCGCCGACTGAACCACTAACAAGATCTGTTGTGGTTGTTTCATCGTCATCGTCTTCCAATAAATCGGAAACAAATGACCACGAACGAGGTGTAGCAAAAGAACGACTTGGACTCTTAGGATCAAAGTCATATAAGTCCTTCTTGCTAAATGACAAGTAACCTACTACATCTTGGTGTACATCATTTTGTACTGCCCAAGCAAACCAGTCATCAAAGTCCACTTTAATTTCTAAGTGAACAAATCTGTTTGCCAATGGACTTGGCATCCTGTAAGTTACACCTTTATCTGCTTCTCTGTTACCAGCGGCAACAATCAAAACATTATCAGGTAATTTATAAGTACCAACCCTTCTATTAAGAATAAGTTGATATGCCGCGGCTTGTACTGCCGGAGCGGCTGAATTCATTTCGTCTAAGAATAAAATAATATGCTTATGCTTCTTAGCCAATTTTTCATCTGGCAATTCAACAGGCGGTGCCCATTTCATTGTATTATCGTTTGCCGCATAATAAGGGATACCCTTAATGTCTGTTGGATCCCATAATGACAATCTAATGTCAATTACTAATGCTGACATATCTGAACCAATTTGTCCAACGATGTCTGATTTACCAATACCTGGAGGTCCCCAAATAAAAATTGGTCTTTGTTTTTTGAATGCCCTAATAATGCTCTTCTTTGCACCATTTGGACTAACTTGTCTAACTGCGATGTTTTCCACTTTGTACTCCTTTGTTACGTTTTGTTTTCAGTGCCATACTTAATTTCTAAGTATGTATATATAATAACACCTATTACTCAAAAGGTCAACCAGAAAATGCAATTTTTTTAAGAAAAATTATGTAGTAAAATCAAGGGTTTACCAATTCATCTGTCCGTTTTAGAGCTTTGTTCAAGCCATATTTTCGGACATCACCACTGAAAAGATGCAGTTCGAGTGCTTTCTTTTCTTCCGTTACTGTGATTCCACGATTGGTTAGGTAGTATGGACAGTCAATAAACTTGTCCAAAAATATAATAACTTGGGTAGTTATTTTAAAGTCTGCTGGAAATGGAACTTCATACGTAGCTAGTTCTATCTTTTCCATTAAGAAAAGCATACCTTCTTCTGTTAGTCTAAGACCACCAGTTTCTTTACCTCTAGTATTCTGCCACCACTTAGGCATATACTCTGCCATAGAGCTATCGCTTATTGCAATATCGGCCTGTTTCAAGAATACCTTGGTATAGGTTTCTTTCCAGTTCATTACTCTTCCTTAACTGTTTCGCCGGAAGTTAACTTAACAACTGTAAAGTCTTCGCTTGTAAAAAGGTCGTTTAATTTTTTAGCTAAATTGTGTGCATGGCCTGGATTAGAGAAAGATACCTTTTTGTATTTAGGTCCAGGGTAGTTTGTTAGTGTGTTAGAACTTTTCAAATTAAAAGGCTTATCTTTGTGAAAGACGGCCCATATAGCTTCAGCCTCCAAGACCTGCTCGGACTTGTAAGTTTTTCTATTGATATTTTCTAAAACAACTGTTGGTTTAGGTCTGCTCATTTGTTATCCTCTATACATATATTTATCTCAAAGAGATAGTAATATACGTAGTTTATAGGATAACTGCTACCACTGTTGACCGCCGTCTGCGGTAACGTTAATGACTTCTTCTGTTTTATTTTGTTGATCTACTAGCTTCTCTAAATCACCATGCAATCTAGACATTACTTCGCCTAGTGTAAATGCAAGTATCTTAGATTCTTGTAGTGTAAGTCTGATCTCAGGTTGCTTACTAGCATCAGCAACTTTTACTCTATCAATGAACTGTTGAAGTGGTATAGGGTTTAAAGGTTTAACCTCTGTTGACATTACTTAACTCCTGACGCATTTCTAATTCAGTCTTAAATGGTCCTTTATGTTGATACTTCTCTAGTGTAACTAGCTTCGGACAAAAACTTTTTACCCAACCCTTTTCAAAACTAATGCAAAAATAACCTGCACAGTATAGGCTCTTGGATTTTTTACTTTTTGTAAACAATGCAAATTTACGTTTTAAATCAAACATAGCATTGTAAGGCGTAGTTGATGTAGGTAGTTTGTATATCTCTTTACTTACATCTTGTTTATCTGATATTGTACCTTTTGTCCATAGTATCTCACCAAGTGTCTTTTCTACTTGGTTCTTATTATCATAGAAGTATGAACCAGTGTCGCAACTATACATATATCTATTGTCATTATCTTTGGATAACGTGCCAACTTTATTCTTACTGTCAGCATCCTCGATGATCCAAAATTTATTTTTTAAAATTTCTTTTGCTTTTAAACTTGTCATAATACAGGATACCTCGCTTGTAATGGCTCAGCATAAGCCTGAGCATTATCAGTTATTCTTTGCATATCATATAATGCACAGAATTTCATTAGACGCAACCCAACTTGCTTTATGTTCTTAGGTTGTGCATTTTCTTTAATTGTTGTCATAATCTTTTCTTTTACATTTTCAGGTTGTGCAGAAAGATCACATAGCATTACATTTCTATTATAGTCATCTAATACTCTGTGTTCCTTACCATCATGATCAACCCAACGTTGTAACATCAAGTTATTCCAAGCATAGCCTTTGTTGCTTTTATCTGCAAATGCCTCTTGTAAGCCTACTTTGTTCTTTGTGCCTTTTACTCTAACGCCAGGGTAAGCACTAAACACGTTATCACTAGTGTCACCTCGCATACATTTTTCAAACAATAACCACTCAGGGTTAGGTGCAGGCTTCTCTTGTTTAGTCTTGTTATCAATTACACGTTTACCCTTATCATCAAAGTAACCTTCATGTGTAATAGTTGTATTGCTAACACCATTGTATTGTGCAACCTTAGGACTAATCAATTGTGCAAAGTCACCATCTGTACTGATAATAACGTGTTCATCATCAGGGTGTGCTTGTACCCAACCTGCAATCAAATCATCTGCTTCAAGTTCATCATGTTGTAGAACTGTACAGTTTGTTTTTTCTGTAATAAAATTCTTAAAATTATCAAACGTTTCCCAGAACGTTTTTTCTTCTTGTTGTTGTGCTTCTGTTAGTGCATCACGTGATTCTTGTCTATTACGTTTGTATGGAGCATAAACATCTTTACGCCAACTTCTACCTTCCATACAAAATACAATATGATCAGCATCGAAATCATTCCATGCCTTTTTCAAACTATTAAAAGTAATATGAAATGCCATACCTACCTTTATATCCAATTCGCCTCGTACTACATGGCGAGCTCTAAAGAAAGTATTAGCAGTATCTACCAAAACATATTTCATAACATTAACCTATTTAATTTACTATTATGTTTAAATTATAGCACAAAATTAGCACGTTGTCAACTAACTTCTGTCTTACCGTCTTTTCGTTTATTGATCTTTATATGACCAGCTTCTCTTTTAGGATCCAAACCTTGTTCTTCCAAAATGTTTCTTGCAATAGTTTTGAACCATGCATCAACAATCTGCTCATTTGTTTCCCCAGAATAACCTGCATCAAGTAGTTGTTCAATAAATTCGTTATTCCAATCAAGCTCAAAGAACCCATTCTTAATGTCTTTTTCATTAACATGAGTATTCAAAACTGCAACCCAAGGTTTTTTGTCTTTTGTTGCTTGTTTCTTTTCTTCTTGTAAAAGACGCAGTCTTTTCTCTTCAGATGTTTCTGCAACCTTTTCTTTCTTAACGAACTTATCTTTAACTTTGTTTATAAAGTCTTTCATAAGTTTTTTCCTTTTATTGTCCAATCCGTGCCATAACTAATAATACAATAGCTCTCATAACCAGGATGGTACTCTATTATTGTATATGATTTTGTCGTTGGACTGACGTATATTGACAGCGGCAAATATGCCGGAATACCTGACAATCCAGTTCCATCACGTACAGTTGTTATTTGGATTGACTCAAATAGTTTGATTTCTCCTCTATTTGCCAACCCTTGTTTCATTTCAGATTCGGTAACACAAACGATTGGTTTGTCTTGCCATTCGCCTGCATTCGCATCTGTGTAAACTGCTACCGCAGTAAATAAAATTAGTATTGCTATTAATAATCTCATAATGGCCTCCTTAAGTGCCTATTGCATTTCCGAATAGATAAACGTGTACTCTTGCCGCCACATTATATCCTCGTTGAAAAGCCAGTTTAGCAACGTCTCCGGCTGTTGCAGTTTGCTCTTCTTCTCTGGCTCCTACAGGCATAACCCATACAGGCCAATCTACACCTTCTGCTCTAAATTTTTCTATAGCAGAATCCATTTCGTCCCATTGTCTTTGCTCAGAGCCTACAACAAATTTTAATTGTCCTGCTTTAGAAACTTGTCTGTATTCTCCAACTACTTCTGGAATAATTGCTTTTTTAGATTCTTCACCTGATACTGTAAACAGTTTAGGACTACAACTAAAGAATACTTCTTGATCAATTCCTGTAGCCCATTCTTTAAAAGGCTCTTTTAACTTTTGTGTACCGTTAGTTTCAAAAGTCATCGACTCGGGTAAATTACCTTGTTTTAATAATTCTTCATATATACCAACACTTGCTAACTGTCCTGTAACCATCAAAGGCTCACCACCAGTGAAACATAAGTGTTGTCTTTGTTTACTCATAGGGTGTAAGAACTTACCTTCTGGGTTCGACTCTGTCTTTAGTATATCAACAATCTTATTTGCTAACACACTAGGAACTTCCTGTCCCATTAGATGTTTATATTTCTTTGCCCAAGTATAAGAACTATCACAACCTTTTTCCCACACAGGCAAGTCTTCAACTCTTTTTACCTGACTAACGTCATAATCCAAAAACGGCAAATCGTATGTTTCTGGATTTGTAGGATCTATCTGTCCAAAGCCACTACATTGTAGATTGCATAGAAAGAAACGTATCCAAGCAGTAGGCACACCTGTATAGTGTCCTTCACCTTGTATGGAATGAAATATCTCACTGTAATATACTTTTTTCTCTGCCATATTTAATCACTTATTTTACAAAGGGGTTCATCAAAATAACTATCGTTATAGTCACCGTTACTATGAAACTGTCTTACAGTACTTTCTTTTACAAGCATACCGTTCTTCTTACGATACGTAATGAACTCTTGTTTCACAACGCCTACAGTATCACGTTCTACGTGAGCTTTCATTGGACCATCCTCCATTATACAATCTCCTCTATGATTCCTAAAACTTCTGCTAAGAACAGAACTGCTCCTGCTCCCATTAACATAAAACCGGAATCAGCAATAAAAATATCTGAATATTCATTTGCTGACCACAGTATATACCCTGCCCAAACTAAAAGTCCACTTGCTACAAATCTGAAAACACTTTTTACTAGACTTATTGCAAAGTGATTGTCGCCTGGATCTTTACTTGCGGGGATAATAATCTTTTCTGGTATTGGCATCTTATACTCCTGCATGATTGGCCGCTAGTATTAAACCAAATGCAAATACTAATCCAACCCATATTGTTGGTAGGTTATCTAATATAACCCATTTAAAACTTTTCTTATTCATGCTCACCACCTGGATCACCTTTAGGCAAGTTTACTTTATAAGGATTACCATTTTTATCTCTCATAATAACATGACCTCTGCCTCTACCATATGAGTGATATCCTTTAACAAAGTTAAAGGCGTTTGGATTACTTTCAGCAACCTTAAATGTTGCAACAGTAATAACCACTCCTCCGATAAACATGATATGAGCAATAGCACTAATACCAAATGCCCATACACTATCTACAATTAAAATTGCAAAAATACTTGACCACATAAATGCTAACACCTGCATCATCATATGACGCACTTGTAAGTCTGGAATATGTCTTAATGGATTAATCTTATGATCCATAATACCATTCCAACCTGATACAATCCATTCCTTAATCACGTGCAAACTCCTGTTGTAATTTGATGTTATCCATAAACTCTTTTTTAGTACCCATGTCTTTTTCAAATGCACCACGTAAGACTGTAGTTTGTGTTAAACTACTTCTTGCCATAATACCTCTGTTCTCACAACAACCATGTGTTGCTTGAATGTAAACACCTACGTTAGGACTGTTAGTTGCTTGTTGAATCTCATTAGCAATAACATTATTAAGTTCTTCTTGTAGTGTTCCACGTCTTGCACACCATTGGGCAATACGTGTGTACTTAGAAAGTCCTATAAGTGTTTCCGCGGCAATAATACCAATGTATGCAACACCACTCACTGGTTGGTGATGATGTGAACACATACTTTTAATTTCGCTTCTTACAACAAGCATACCTTTATAGCCATCTTCAATATGATTAGGAAATGCAGTTGCATTAGGCATTGGGTTATAACGACCTGACATTAGTTCATTGATGTACATCTTTGCTAGACGTTTACCAGTGTCCATACTGTTAGGATCATTAAAACGATCTATAACCAAGCTATCAAGCACTTCTTCAAACTTTGGTGTAAGTTCTTCGATAAGTGCTTCTTTGTCACCTGGTTGTAGATGCTTAGATATGTTGTCACCAGCCCAGTATCTATCTCCTGAGTCTTGTAACTTCTGTATTATTTCTTCACTTTTCTTCAATTCTCTTCTCCGATGTTAAGGCAGTGGATTGCCTGTACTCTAAATAGTATACACTTATTTAGGTTTTTTGTCAAGTTTATTCTGGAAAATATCTGTTCAATACTTCCAATTCATCCATGTACTGAGCGATGACAGCCAATTCTTTTTCGACTGCTTCTAATACGTCCGGATGCTCACCAATACCAACACTATTATCTAAGTAAACATTAACATTCATTTTATGTTTGTCAATGTGCCCTTGTGCATGGCTCTTAAGTGCTTTGATCATTTCTGTTCTATTAGACATTTGATTTCCTTTCAAATTGTTGTGGCAGATATTCTAAAGCAATCGTCTTATGCACATCTTCTCCAAAATGTTCTCCGTCGATTGTTTCTTTAGTTAGGTCTACCTTTTTCTCACGTAGAAACCATTCTTCTACATGATTCGTTGCGACTTGGATGTAGTCAAAGTTATAAAAAGAATTTCTTAACTTTGGAATAAGCATTTCATCTGGTATCCAAGTCCATTTGTTTAAGCCGAATAATTTAAGTTCAGCCCCATTACTTCTACATAACTCCTGTAGTATATACATCTCCTTAAACCATTCTCGTTGTGCTTTAAGTGACATAATTTCCATCCAAGTTTTTACTTTCATATAAGGTTCAGCTCTTAGGTCTGGTTTACCCATCATAAACCTTGGATCGAATTTTACTTCGAAATGTAATCTATCTTGATAATCCTGCGGATAGCATTGTAAAGGAATATCAAATACATTTCTCTTTTCGTTGTGTAATCTTTTTAACCAACAATCGATGTTGCCTTTTGTTGTCTCTTTTTCGTATAGTTCGTCTAATGGAATCATATTTTCATAATCAGGTGGATCCATCATACTTAATCTAAAACGATTCCAGTATGTGTTCTGTACTATTACTTCATCAATATCATCATATTGCTTAAACAAGAAACTTAACCATTCGCTATATTCCCACCAACCATTACTACTGTTGGCAAATATAACTCCGTCTTTGTTTGCATTGTTTGTATAAAACTCTGCCCAGTTGTTGTCATTCCACTTGCCACTGAAAGGCCAAGTGTTAATATCCAATACTGCATCTTCAGGCATACCATTAACATGATATCCGCAAGTATGACTACAACCTAATGCGGCTACTCGTCCCATAGTCTATAGTTTCCTTTCTCTGGTATCACGTGTCTTACACCACCTCTTGGATCTTCCATATCGCCTTTGCGTCTTGGAATTAAATGTACGTGTGGCCACATAACAGTTTGTCCTGCTTCTTTACCTACGTTTTGTCCTATATTAAAAGAGTCACAGTAACCACGTTCTACCCAATCATATCCCCACTTGTAAGCGGCCTTGAAACAAGCAGTCAAATGTTCCCAGTCTTCTACCTTGGGTACAAAAAGAACGTGTCCTTCTGTAACAGGGAAGCCGTCTCTAAAAACAGTAAACTCTTTAGTATCGATTAATACATTAGTCCAAGGTATATCTTTAAACTGCATGAAATTCTTCCTCAATATATCTTTTTAATTCGTGATCACCTACGTTATCAGGAACACGTTTCTTATAAAATAATTCATAACTATCACTACCGTACTTACCAATGCCATACAGTTTAGTTGCATCTTCCTGGTCCCAAGTTAAGTAGTCCTTTGTCATTTGTCTAATAGAATTCTCACGTCTATTATAAAAGCCTAAACTTTTAATTACTTTGATAACAGTTGCTTTTCTGCTTCTAAGAAACTTCTCTGGCGTTGGCCATCTATCAAAGAATTCAGGTAATACTCTTTTAACTTGTATTCTGCCTGTTTGATTAAGACATATTACACCAACGAAGTGTTGCCATAGGTTATCAACCTGTTGCTGAACCATTAAGTCTTCACGCATCATTCTACCCACTCTGTAACCTGTATCATTTTGTGTAGTTTTTCTTTTGCTTCTTTTAAATTCTTTGCAGGTACCCAAGCCTGTCCTAGTCCTTCTGTTGGACTTAATCTTTCAATCTCTAATGCAATATCACTATCAGCTTCTTTGCTCATACGTATAACTGCTGGTACTTTAAATTTTAATATATGTACCGTATCTTTTATCTCTGGAAATTTTACTATATTGTCGTCGCTCATAATCTCGGTTTACGTTTAATTAATTTTTTGGGTCTTAGTTTCAAAGCTCTACTCATTAACTTTATTATACCACCTTTTTTGAATTCTGTCAAGAACCTTTTTCTATCTAATTCTTTAATAATATCATCAGTAAGTAAACATTCATTTAATGAAACTTTTGATTTCAAATCTGGTGTAGTAAACTTTACATAACATAATGGATCACCACGTTTTACTACAAGTGGCTTTTTGATGTCGTTAAAAACAAAACCCCAACTTATACTTCTAACCCAACTATGTATGTTATAACTTCCACCAATTACTTCTCCAGGAAATTTATCCTTGTGCATAAACGGAGGAAGTATTTCCATTAAGCAAGGCTCATCTGCAATAAACAAATAATTTAAATTAAATTGAAACATTGGCTTTTTTATATCGTGCATTTCTTGTGGTTGATGTAATGTAACTAACCCTTGTAATTGATTTGTACTAACTTCATCACTTGATATATCAACTGCACCTTCTTTGGGTGTGGCAGTAAAAGACACCGGCGACTTTAAAAGAAATAGGTTACTATAGAAGCCTTGATAACTTGGGCAATCTATTACACCTCTTTTATTATAATCTTTGTTTACTATCTTTGGTGTTTTAAAACGTTCTGGTTCTATTACTAATAGTTCAGGTACAGTTCCAGTCCAACACCAACCTATATCAGCTGTCATACTTTCCTACGTTTTCCCAAGGATAAACTAACCAAACGTCTTCCTCAGCTTTATTAACTTCATCACAACGGAAACTAACCATACCAAAGTCACTTGCTAGGTTTTCAGTTAGTACTGCAAACTTAACATTGTTTCCCCATATTCTTTCCCACTTACCGGGATCGTTATGTCTTGTTTCCCAGTCATTCTTAATCCAGTTAAACGTAGCACCAGTATCATTTATATCATCTACAATTAAAATCCTTTTAGATGAAGGACCACCTGAAGCTATCTTTCCATCAAGTACACCATATGCATCATCGGCCATCCAAGCAACACTATCGCCTGTTTTACCTGTTTCGTTATCTCTTAAACTTACTTTAATTGACTCACAACGTATGCCAGTCATGTTACTAATAATTGTAGCAGGTACATTACCGCCTCTTGTGATGCCTACAATGTAATCAGGCTTCCAATTACAAGAGTACATATCAGTTACTATCTCTGTACACATCTGCTCTACGTCAGTCCATGTGTAATACTTTTTCTTAACCATCGTTGCTCCTAATATTAAAGTTACCACTAATAGAGTACCTATCAGTGTTTGTTACGTTCTTTCCAGTGTAGTGGGAAATCTTAGAATCAAATATTAAAAGCATACCTGCCTTAGGTTGTATGACTTTTTCAAAACGAGGCATATCATTTATAAAGACTGTAAAATGTATGTCACCTTGACCTTCTTCGTGTTGTGGATAATACACAAACGAGTATAAACTTTTTGTATGACTGTGGAATGCAGTACTGCCATTAGGTTCAGTTTTATGTGTCCAGATACCCGTCAGTTCGACGTCTTTATTTGCATACGCCGTTACTGCTTTTTCTACTTCCCCCATGAAGTGCATACAGGTATCTGAACCGGGGAACTTAATGTCTTCATAATGGGTATCTTCAGGGTTGGCGTCAATTCTTTCTTGCTCGTTATTAACTATTTCATACATTAAACTATCATTGTCAATGTTTGGTAAGTTAGTTTCATATACGTCAATACTTGCAATAGTATGTTTGATATCTGTAATAGGCAATGGCGGAGTGTATTCTTGGTGCCACGGGTATGTATTTTTGTTACCCATAACAATACCACCTTCAGCCTTGCCGTGTTTTTCTTTTAAAAATTTAATAAATTTAAATGTTGGAGTAAACCTATGTGTATTTCTCATAGGTGTTGCAGTATGTAATACGTTACTTTTCCAAAGTAACATTCTGCCTGGAATAGGTGGAATAGCAATTATTTCAGGATACTCAGTTCCTTCATAATTTTCTTTCTTGTTTTGTAAGTTTGTAATAAACTTTGTTTCACCACCATCATTAATATCCCAATTATTATTTGCATAAAACATAAATGTCCATGCTTCATCGCTTTCATCATCTACATGATAATAAGCAGGTTCTCTTGGAGCGAATATATTTGCGTGTGATCTTTTTAAAATACAACCATGTGTTTGTGGAAGATGTTCTTCACAGAACTTCCATAATGCATGAAATGTTTTTGTGCCTGTGTATTCTCCAGTACTCATTCCTGTTGGAGGTAAGTCTCCATCATCTACTTCTCCATATAGATAAGGCCAGTTCTGTACATCACGTACTAGTTCATTAAGCTCTGGTGCACTAAAATAATCATCAATGATTATAAGTCTGCCGTCTAGCTTTTCTGTTATGTTAGGCGTACTCATTTCTCTCTCTATCCTTTAAATACTCCTCATGACTTATCCAACGATAACCTGCATCTTTCCAATTAGTTTCAGTTGCGTTAACGTGTCTTACAAAGCCCCAATCTTTTTCTTTTTTACCCATGTAAAATAAACTCCAACATGGTATTTCATTACCTTCTTCGTCCTTGGCTAGTTCTAACCAATGCAAATCACTTGCCTTTCTAAAACGTAAATGTCCTGGACCTCTCCATTCTTTGGTAGATCCTACTACATTACCTTCTTGTGATATAATAGGAATGTGTTCCCAATATCCACCTTTAATAATAAATGCTCCCCAACTCCACGGATGATCATGCAATACGTCTTCATCGCTTACTAGTATTTTATGCAAAGTAATGTTAAAAGGAAAGTCTTTTCGATCCTTAAGGAATATATACCAACGTACTAGGTATGGTATCTTTCCTGATCTATCATATATTGTTCTTTTTCTATTCTTAAAGAAATCAAACATCAATGTCCTTTCCTGCAAAGTCGTCCTTGCATAGATTGTAAACTTCTAAAAATCTTTGATACTGTAATTTTAAAGCAGGATACTCAGCAATCATTTCTAGTATTCTATCCTCAGTTGGCCATGTTTGAACACCAGTTCCCATATCAAAATCTAATCCAAAGTCTCCGTCACCTAATGACCCTGCTCCTGTAAATGAAGTATTATATGTTACACTAGGTTGTACGCCGTACCTGTCTATACAACCACCTACAGATGCACCTGTTATTGTGTAATTATTATTATCTGTGTCAAAGCTATATTCGTAGTTTGGACTAGCAATACGTGATTCCTCGCTACTAATAGTAACGTCGTTGCCGCCGATTGTTATCTTAAAGTCTTTATTACTGTTAATGTCATCAGGATCCATTGCCTATCGCTCCATAAAGTTTTTCACCACTAAAGAAATCTGTTTTCAACTTTGCCACTTGTTTCCTTAAAGTAGGAAGATATTGATCATAGTTTTCTATGTAGTCTTTTATTCTTTCTATTATCAACACTCTGTGATTTTCATAATCACCGAAACTTTCTGTCCACTTGCTTGGATACTTGAATTGATCCAAAGCCATTTCCGCATAACTTAATCTATCTGGAACCATTGGAATAGTATCTACTAGAGCACCTTCATACCAACTAATACCTAGTGTTTCTTGTAAGTTAGCACTAAACACTAGCTTTGCTCTGCCTAATAAGTTATGATATTCCATCTTTGTTAATGATTGTTCTTGACAAACAATTAGTTCATAGTCAGGTAAGTGTGTTCTTAAATCTCTAAATATATCTGGTTGTTTCTCAGGAGCAACTCTATGTGGAAATAATATAATGTTTTCCTTAGGCATATTCCTGTAACTATCTAAACTGTTAGCAAGATATTCCATAGGCCAACCAACACGTTGTACCTTAGTCTTATCTGTTGAAAGTCCTACGTAGTTGCCTACTTCTCTAAATGCATCTACAAATATGTTTATATGAAAGTCACTTGCAAAGAAGTTGTTATCATAACATTCAAACATAGAACGTTCTGCATTTCTAACCCAAGGTTTATCACCTATAAGCCTTCCTAGAAAATCTTGCGGATCATAACTACCTGCGTGCCACAAACCACCAACGCGAATATCAACACCCAATAGTTCTGCCATATACCGTAGTTGAATAACTGTAGGATTCCAGGCATCGGTATAGAGAAAATAATCACCGTCTTTAATTTGTCCGTTACAAAACTTTTCACCTATGATCTCTAACTGCTTACTCTTATAGACATTAGTTCCGCCAAAGTTTAAAAAAGCACCAGGCGTAGTTGCCTGTGGTGTTTCTCCTCCACTTATGACTTCAACAGTTTGATTCGTTGCACGTTTTAATTGTTTAGGAAGATAGTCCTTCCATTGCTTTGTGTAACGAGTGTCTACTGCTTCTATGTCTACAATATATATCAATTATATCTCCTTCTATTCTTTAGACGTGCTTGTCTTTTTTCACGCCTTTCTTTCTTTGCTTTTGCCGGATCAAGGAATGCTCGAAACGACTTAGACTTTTCATTATACAGATCTTTCTCATTAAACCTGTATCCTTCAAATCTACAAAAATCACGAAACTTATCTAGGTCGTCAAAGATTTGTACGACTTCGGGGTTTTTAGCAAAATAAGACACGTTCAGTCCTCCTCTAGTATTTTGCGTATTCGATGTGAGCACCATTCTCTCCATCTTCTGAAACATCAATTTGAACTTCTCTGCTAGGATACTTTTCACTTATCTTTGCATACAAATCATCGCTAATCATTTCACAAGATTTGTAGTCAAGCTCTAAAGTTTTTTCGCTATACAGTTTTTCCAACCAACGTTTGAATTGAATAAATTCAATATCTCTATCATCATGGAATACTTCGATAGCAACTTTAAAATGAAAGATATGCCTATGTGGATAACCTAAGAAGCTAACATCATATTCGTCACCAGTTGCTAGTTTAGGATCATCTAACGCCGCAGGATATTTGTGGATACCTTCTTTTCTAAATGTAACCCAAATCATTCTTTTTGCAGTATTCATAGTCTTTGCTTTGCCTTCCTCTTTGTATTTTTGTCTAATAAATTCATCTGTAGACAACCGTTCATGTTCTTGTATTGTAGCATCTTCTAACATATTAATCAACCTCTTTTATTGGTTTATCTTTAGTATATTCTCTCCAATCTGTGAACTTATCAGTATTTTTGAGATCGTGTACCCTGTGTACCCAAACACCAGGATTTGTTGCTTTGAAATCTGTGTCATCAATTTTGATACAAGCATTATAGTTCAGTTGATCTATGTGTGGCATCTTTACACTAATTTGGCTAATAAAATTACTATATTCATTATATCCCATATCTAGTATTTTTTGATGAAACTGATGATCATAATCTAGTGTTGTATACCAACCTTCATCTAATAATACACTAATCATATCGTCCCAGTCTTCCAATTGATCACTGTTAGTAGGATTGAAACTTTGATTAGCACCTAAATAAATGTGTTTGCAATCATGCTCTCTAGCTTTGTCCATGACATCAACGGACATCTGAGCACCAACGACAAACAAAGTTTTCATACCATAAGCAGGAGTGTCTTCTACTTCAACACCTGTGAAATATGTAATGTCGTCTTTTACACCATCTTTATAATCACGTTTCATTTATATCTCCGTTAAATGCAATACTAATTCTATCTCTGTTACTGTGATTTATATCTGCACTATGTAACAGGTAACTTGGAAAACAAACTAGTTTGCCTGGTTCAGGTTTAATACTAAACCTTGTACTATTCCATGCATTAGGTTGTTTAATATATCTATACGGAACTGCAAAATCATATAACTGATGTGGCGCCATTAGTGTAAGGTTACCACAATGATTGTCTGCTTGTACATAATAAACACAACTTAAAACATTTCTGTCATGCATATGAACTTGATTGATATTGTTCGTATCACCTTTTGGATAGTTAATGTTCACCCATTCGTTTGTAATCTTTATAGGCTTATCAATATGGTAATAATGTTTTTGTACAGTATTCATCATACCTTGTACAGATTTCTTTAACTCATCAAAGCGATCGTCTTTTAGTGACCAATCACTCTGCCAACCCCCTGGGCTTTCGTTGTGCGGACTTTGTGTTTTTAGATCATAACAAGCTTCTAAGAGAATCTCATTATTAATGTCCGGAAAGTCCTCCAGTAACAGGGTTGGAAAGAGTGTTGTTTCTTGCATTAGTGACCTGCCAATTTATCCTTAATTGCTAGTTTTATTTTTTTAGTTCTTTTTAAAAGTTCTTCTGTTTGCCAAGATCTGTTTAACTTTCTTTCCTTTGTAAGTTCACCAGTAATCTTGTCATACCACTTATGTTCGTTCTGTAGCTTTTTCTCGCTCTTACTTGCTTTGTTCATTTTCTAACTCCTCCAACTTACTTTCTTGTAAGTCTTCTTCGTCTGTTTCAGCAACGGCTACACTATCAGCATCATCAAACAATGCATTAAATTGTGTCTGTGCATTGACAGTCTTTTTACCTGTTGCTCCTCTAGTGCCAATGATTGACATCCAGAATCTTGAAAACTCTTCAATGATCATATTTGCTTTATCTCTGTCATCAGTTGCAAAGATGGCATCTATTACATCTCTGAAGTATAGTCTATCAAATTTTTCTTGTACTAACATATTAGGATAACTACCTGCGTCATACTGTCTGTTAGCTTCTTGTACTGCATTAATATGGCTCCATACATTATGACCCATCTGTATAGCATAACTAAAACTATCCCAACTAGTTTTGCCTTCCTTACCTATCTTATTTAGGTCACCTGGAGCATAAATGCAAACGTCTTTAACAGTTAATCCTTTAGTTATTGGACTATCTGTAAAGTTTTTAAATATACCATCTGCCAATACTGCATCTCTAAAGTTACGTGTATCCTGTGCATACTTCTTATCATCAATACTTGGAACCATTCTATAGACCCATTTAGATCTATCCATTGTTTCTGTTTGAATATAAAGTTGTCCGTTAGCAGTTGCTAAGAAAGGACTTGCACAATCAAATGTTGCAGTATAGTTTTCGTTGTGATACTTACGAACTGCTCTTTGAATGTCAGTAAGTAGTACTGCCCATTCTAGTTTACTTGTACCTAAGAAGTGCATAAAGTCATGCTTACCTTTTTCAAGTAAGCCATCAAAACGTAATGCTACCAATCTTTTTAATACTAGATGTATATCACACATATTTTGTCCACCCATGGACCAACCATTAAAGTGATCTGTGTATTTCTTAGGATCACAATAGTCTTTCATTTGTTGATACCAGTCTTCAGCATCTGTATGATTTTCACCTTGTAATACATTTAAGAATTTACAATTACCATTACGATTTTTCATAAAGTAATCATTGTTAATACGTGTAGCATTAACGGCATCCTGATAGTTATCAATACCCGTTGCTTTTGCACCAGCAGGGGATCTTGACACCCAGGCAGGAATATCAAGTATCATTCCATAGTCCATATAAGCATCCATCCACGTAAGAACTTGTTCACGTTTCTTTTTAGCTTTAGGACAGTTAGGATCTTTCCAATCACCTTCCCATACACCCTTACCAATCTGGAAACCACCTGAGTCTCCTAGTAACCAACTATTGTTACGATCCCTGTTACGGATCATATCTTCTTTGGGTGAATCTTTATTAACGTCTAGCTCGGCGTGTCCTGCCGAATATAGACTCCAGTGATAATTAAACATACTAGCTTTAGGTTCAAGCCAGTTCATACTCTCTACTTCAGTTGGAAAGTTACTAGGTATCCTAGTCTTATCAACATATTCTTCATAACGTTGCTTACCTATAAACGTAGCAAAGAATCCACTAATGGCAGGGAGAAATACTGCATAGTCTTTTTGGGCATTAGTAAGATTAGTGTTCATGTAAACTCCTACTTGCTTTGTGCAGGTAAAATATAATTATATGTTGCCATACCTGAATCAACAGTAATTTGCATAGCACCTTGATCTGAAATCTTCATTGTAAGTTTACCATCAAGTCCAAGTATCGATTGTACCTGTGCTACTGGCCAACTCCAACTATGTTTAAGTTCACCTGTAATACCTTTAGCAAAGTCAAATGATCCTGCGTGTGTGCTATGATCACCAAAGTAAAATACAAGATTGTTATTTTCAGTTTTTACTGTAAACACAGTTTCTTCTGTGTGTGCCGCACTTTGCAATTTCATTCTTTGAATACTTGCCATGCTTGGCTCTAGTTCTACTTCCCAACTAGCACCTTTAAACTTAACACTCTTAAGTTTTTCATTAATGATTTCTTGATTCATAAATCTGTAATCATTCTGGAAGTCACCACTTTCATTTTCAAAGTGAATATGTGTAGGAACTTCAGCACCATTTCTAGTTGCTTTCTCTACAGAAAGTTTTGCGTTCTTCTGATACTCTGGATTCTTTAAGTGTAATGCTAACTTGTCTAAGTTAGGCATACCAAATGTTGCCGCAAACTCTGTTACAGGATTTTTAGTATCAGCAGTTAGAATAACACTTCTGTCTTCTGCCATACTTTCGATTTGTGTATTTGCGTCATCTCCTGTAACCTTCACTAGATTCAAAAAACCTAGAGAATGTGTATGTGCAACTACATCTTGTAAGATATCTTTCATTTACTTTTCTCCTTTGATCTTATATTGTACATAACTTTAATCATAAAGTCAAGTCCTTTTGCGACTTTAGGTACTCAAATAATTTGATTTTAGGTGACCATCCAAAGTCTGTTAATTTCGAAATGTCAGCTTTATTGCATAACCTTTCGTTCTCACCACCGATTCTTTCTTCAACTTTTAAATCGAAAAAATCCGTAATCTCTTTTAGGGGTGTGCTTATACCCGTTCCAATATCATATACACCAGGTGCTTCACGATTCATAAGAAACGTAATGGCACTACAAACATCATCTATATGGATAAAGTCTCGTTTATGATTAGTATGAATATACTCTATTTGGTTTCGTAGTAAACGAGGTACGAACATATTGGGCCTTTGCTGACTGTTACTGTATATAGTGCAAAAACGTAGTCCCGTACTTGTATGTGGTGCAAGTTTTTCTAATGTGTATTTTGTCATCGCATAAGGATTTCTATCTGGTTCTTTTGCAGTACTAGAACTTGCATACATAATCCTTGTGCCTTTAAAATGATCAAATAATCTTTTTGTTGCTATAACATTGTTCTCCCAATATAGTTCAGGGTGGTCTAAACTCTTACCTATACCGCTTTCACCTGCTAGATGAATTACTAGATCAACATCATAGTTTAAATCACAGGTAAGTAAGTCTTTGCCATCAGCTCTATCAATACATTGTACCTGATGAGCCGTCAATTTTTTGACAAGGTGGCTTCCTAAAAATCCCTTACTTCCTGTTAATAATATCTTCATCTTCCTAAAAACTTTTTCACCCCTTCGATTGGATTGCGTAAACCTTCATATGTATTGTCAATAAAGTCAATATGTTTGTCTAATTTCTTAGTTAACTTATCAAACTTCTTTTCAATCCTTTCGAGTCTTTTTTCTATTTCAATTAGTTTCTCTTCAATCATTTTTTAACTCCAAAGTGTTTAAATGTAGACTGTATACATTTTGCTTGGTAGTAACAGTCAGCCAATGCATTGTGCATTTCTTCTTGAATAGCTTTACGTGGATCACTTGGCATCATACTAAACACAGTTCTACTATCTCTAATTTGCCAGAAGTTCCACGGACAAGGTTTTTTAACATTCTTATATAAATTTTGTAATATAGCATAATCAAACAATGGACCTTGGCACCATAACTGATCAATACCCACACAGAACTTATTTAGAGCTTTTGTAAGTTGATCCATGTTTACACGATCCTCGTGTTCACCAAATGCTTCGTCCTGAATGTTCTTTGGTTGTTTGGTCCACCATTCCATTGTATTGTCATCTATAGTTCTACCTAGTTCTTCTGATTGTTCTTCGATGTCGCAACGTAGATACAATCCACTATGGGGTTCAACATCAGTATAAGGATCAAACTTAATTGCTCCTACAGTGATGATAACACTATCTGGCTCAACGCCTAGTGTTTCTAAATCTATCATTCCATGTACTGCCATTATTCTGCACCTCCAAAGTCAAATAGGTTATTAAATGTGTTCTTTTGTAGTGTACTTGCAATATCATAATTAAGTACACCAATTAGATTATCTAGCTTGTTGTCAATGATAGTTGACTCCATAGCATCTCCATCAAATGGCAATTCTTTAAACCATTCAGGAATACGTAATTCATCTGTAGGATAAGCAACACTAGTATAACCTAATGGATTTTGTTTTAGTTTACAAACAATAACTTTCATACCATCAACAATCTCTTGTGAATACTTGTCATTGTTCATACGTTTAAGTGTGTTCCAATTAATACTTGCTCGAACGTGTCCGGGCATATTTGCTTTACCTTCACGTTGTTCCTTACGTTGATAATCACCAATTCTATTTGCACGTTTAGGTGAACCTTTCTCATAACCAGGACGTAGTTTAAACTCTGTTCTAAATTCGCTAATACGTTCTAAGATATCTTTTTCACTTGCTTCTTGTAGCACCATCATTAGCAGTTCACTTAAGAAGTCTTGCATAAACACAGGAGTATCAGAACGTTTAAGATCCAAGCCCATGGCTTTTACTTTACCTGGCTTGCCATCTACATCTGTACGTTGTCCTTCGTTGTCATATATCAAGGCCGCATATCTTTTCTTTGTAATGTACAATCCGCTTTCAGCAACAATCTCTCTACCCGCCGCGATAACGTCCGACCGACTTTTTGGACAATGGAATGCCTCCATCATAAACTTACCAAATGTTTTGTTTGCTTCTTCGCATACTTGATCATAAAGTTTTATAACACTATCCTTTGTCCAAGGAATCTTGCCTTCTTCTATTTCTTTTTTCAATATCGGAAATGCACTAAAATAAACGGAGTCAGTATCACCATATATAATGCTGTCTCCTACGTGATCATATTTGCCTGTAATAACTTTATTAACTTCGGCGCTCATGTGCTTTGCAATAGCTCTACCTGTAAGTGTTGTTGATTGACCAATACGTTTATCAAAGAATCTACAACCTGGATTAAGTATTGCACCATATAAACTATTTAGGTTAATCTTCTTAACTAGCTGACGTTTATCCCAAAACGCAATTTCTGTTTTATTACCTGCATCAATGGCTTTTCCTTTCATAGCCTGTAGCTCTTTACGTTCGCTATACCAACGTTTCAATAGTCCTGGAATAACACCATCAAATTCATTTGTAAGGATAGTACCATTAGCAGTAAGCATCCATGGTTGATTGCTATTATAAATTAGTTTGTATACTTCTGCACCACTTAATATTTCACTTTCGCCATTCTCAAAGTCAACAGTAAGACTAACATCTTTCTTCTTCTCCATGACAGCTTCATATTCTATTGTGCCGAACTTACCTTCCCATGCACCTGCAAATGACTTCTTCTGTAATGTCATTTGATCATCTACAAATGCCTGTGTTAGTTCGGGACGTAGTTGTCCAACAATAGTTGCTGGATCCATATTCAATGCTCTAATAACAGATGGATACAGTGAATTCAAGTCCATTGATCCTATCCATTTGTGTAAACCTTTTTTAGGAAATGCCACATAGGCACCTGCCGCCGCAGTATTTTCCTCATCACGTTTAGGCCTGTTAGGAACCTGTAGTCCTCTGTGATGTGCTTCATTAATAATTGCTTGTTCTGTAACTGCTACTGCACCCATTGTGGTCTGTAGCAAAACAGTATTTGCATGAGCTAGTTCATTACTAAGATCGATAAACCTTAGTTTTTTGTCCAGCTTGTCCAGTAGTGCAACGTCTTGTCTGTTGTACTCAATGAATGTCTTGAAGTCATTGTTATAAAGTTGATCGAGTGTACCTTCGTAAACAGTTTTGTTTTCACCGATCTCAAGTTCGCCAATAGCGTCAAGTCTGTAAGTGTGTCGTTCTTCATATGTGTATTTACGATATAATTCTAAACTATCTAAATGCACTCTACCTATTAGGTCATAGGTTTCAGCTTTCTTACCATACTTCTCATACTCACGTTTCTTAGGAAGTTGTTTCCATAAACAGAAACGTCTAGTATCATCTTTACTTAAAACTCTTGAAACACGGTTAACTGTATAAGGAATATCATAACCTTCACTGTTCCAACCTGTTAGTATGTCTGCGTCTTGTATGATATCAAGAAATGCTTCTAGCATATCTCCTTCTTTTTCATACAAGTATGTGTTAGGGAATTCTTCTACTTCTTTCTTTGCCTGTTCCATTGTTAAGCCCTTGGGCGGAAGTGCAAATGTTACAAGACTATCTAGCCATTGTAAGTGTACTGTGATTGCAGTAATTGGCATGAAAGGATCACTAGGATCAGCAAATCCTCTTTCAGGATCAAAGTCTGTCTCAATATCAAAAAAGCAAACATTTAGTTTAGGAGCATCAACATTTAAGTATTGTTCACTTAAACATTGGAATATTGGATTTACATCACTTTCAAATAATTCTTTGTTTTGATTGATTGCAAGTTCTTTGCGAAACTGTTTTGTATTTCTAGCAACAATCCTACTTAATGGATCGCCATAGATACTTTTGTATTTGCCTCTGGCATCTTTATAAAAGAATGTATATTTGACCGGGTATTCTGTAAAATGTCTCTTTCCGTCTTTTCGTTCTACTACACGGATAACATCTTGGTCTCTATCGAATTGTGCGTCTACGTAACTCATCTTTTCTCCTGTATGTCATTTGAGGCTGACAAATACCAAATAAGTCGCTTATGGCCGACTGTGCCTTCTTCATAGTGTTGCTAATATTATACCTGAAATCCCAACTAATGTCAAGACCCCATTTGTTATTATCAACGCCGGTTCTTTCCACATAAATGAAACTATTAACCAAACTGCTCCACCTAGTGCTAGTAAGCCTGGTCCTATTGGATATAACTCAGGAAATCCTGCGTTAATAAAAGTTCCAATTATTAGTATTAATGTTGCTACCCATTTTAGTATAACATCAATCTTCAATGCCTTGTTGTTTAAAATATTCTCTATCATTTATTGCCTTATCGTCTATCCAAATATCGTATACTTGTTTGCCTGTTTTTATTGTTGTGGCTCTTACACCCCAATTCATTAATTGTCTTACGGTAAATTCCTGCCAATCTGTGCCTGAATTACCGCCCCTTGCAGTATAGTAATGTATCTCATTACCTGCGTCATATAGCCCGTTTAGGTGCTCTATGCGGTCTCTACGTGGCTGACTTTCCTCATAGTTACTGTTTACAGTATAACAGATAGTTCCGTCTATGTCAACCATATATTTCATAAAAATAACTTCCAAAGTGCTATGGTATTCATAGTAGTAAACCATGCGGTTAAAACCATAACCCATGCTGAACTTCTATAATATGCTCCAAAGAATCCTGTAACACTTCCAATCCAATAAAATGGAATGAATATGTCTGGCCTTGGTGCAAGAACTGTATAGGTAAGAATACCACTACCTATAATCACCGTAATAGCACTGACCATTTCAAGGTAAAATGCTGTTGGGTGCGACTCGTAGCTTTTTCTAAAAAATGACGAGATACTCACTACTTGTCTTTGCCTACAGTAACAACCAAAGTTTCTAGGTCGTCAAATGCATCTGCAACTTTATGCCAGTCACCTTTGTGTGCAATCTTAATTGCCTTGTTAATGGTTGCTGGTTTGATGTTCAGTTCTTCTGCTACTGCTTTTACAGTATCCTTAAGACCTGTATTTAGGTCCTCAACCTCTTGCATCACTTGAGCACCTTCGTTTACAAGACGTTCTAGCTTTTGCTTTTCGTCCTGTCCATATACTCTATCACTCATTATATTCTCCTTAAATTATAAGTTTGTTTATTATACACTCTTAGCCTGTGGTCTGTCAATAGTTAAATTACCTGCAATGACAACTCTTTCTTTTTCATTTACTTGTGGTGGCACACTATGAGTTACCCAACCTGGGAATACTATCATAAGTCCTGAATTTGGATATATTGCATTACCACTCGTTGGAAAGACCAACGGAGCATCTTCAGGTGTCGCATCTACATAATAAACGAAACTCCAAATTGCTGGGTGGTGTGCATGAGGGTTACAACTTTCTCCCTTTTTATATACGGCTCCCCAACAATCAGTAATTGAATATGTACCTAACTCTTTATGTACCAATCCTCCTTTAACAACATCAATTGCAAAATCGATTATCTTTGCAAAGTCAGGATCTTCAAACATAGTCCATTTAGTCATGTCGGCTTGGACATTAGTTTTTCTAAATTGCTGATCACCTTCAGCTCTAATTTTTTGATCTAGAATTGGATTAAGTGTTTCAAACTCTGGATAAACCATTGTAAAAACATCTGCTTGTTCTTTGAATTCTAAACTCTGTACGTTAGGTTCTAACATACAACTATTTAATCTTATTAAGTTTTGGTAGTATTTAAGGTGGCTTTGTAGGCTTCTTCGAACCCTTCTAGATATATGTATGCTTCTTCGTTATACCAAACTCGTTTGAAATAACTATCATAACAATCTAATATACATGATTCGGTTGCGTTGAAATGTCCTTTGACTATCCAAAAAACTCGGTAAGCATCTTTACGTTTTGCTTGATCCAATCTCTTCCTCGTCCTTTGATTTATATTGCCACTCGTCAGTATGTCCGACGGACCACTTTGGATTATTTTCTACTGTATAATTTTGTGTACATACTTTGAAGTCTGGCATTTTACGATCACCGATCACAAGACTTTGGTCTGTGAATATAACTCTGTTGTTTGGCTGTGCGGCAAACTGACCATTGTTCATTTTAATAAAATTAAATGATTTGTGTTCCGGATCGTGTTCTGAAAAATTAACATTAAGAGTTGAATGTTGTGAATGACACGTGTCGAGTGTAAACATATACTCGCCCTTGTGCATCTTTTTATCCTTGCCAAAGAACTCACAGTCTGCTAACATAGGTTTTTTAATTACTGTAATATCATAATCAAAACAATCCCATATCTGTAACGTATCTAGTGGTAATTGGTCTTCTGGATTAATGTCTGTTTTCCAGACAAATGCTGACAAAGGAAGTTTATCATATAAAGCACCATACTCTGTTAGTAATGTTTCAACATACAAAGCCTTGCCCATTATACTTCTAATTGAAATCCATATTCCAGGAGTAAACTCTCCGTGACCTTTTTGCAGATCATATAGGTATTCTTTTTTAACGAATACTTCGACGGGTGGTATGTTATGGACTAGAAAGGCCATAGAACTCCTCGTTATGTTAATTTATAATGTATTTATGCTAGGCTTGGATTGCCTTGCCTTTTTGTAGGGCAACGACGAAATTTCTGTAACCTGTTTTGCTATCAAGCATATTCTTACCATCTGACCATTTAGTACCGTCAAATGTCCAAGTAACTTTGCCATCACTATATGCTGATCCAGGTTTTACGTCTTCTTGTCTTGGTAGTTTTTGTGCAGGCTCCGGAGTAGGCGCCGGTGCTTTTGTATTCTTTTCTGGTGCTTTAGCATTATCTTTGCTACTAGAACTGGAAGGTTTGTCCTTGCCAAGTCCGACTAAATTACGTAGTCTATCACCACCTGTTGGTTTCTGTATGTTTGATAACTTATTATCACCGCCGAATGTTTTGACCAGCTTATCAGAAAAGTCAGTACCATAGTCCGCAACGCCTTTATAAACGCCTTTTGGATCTGGTTTTTCTGGAAGGAAGTCTTTGGCTCTCATTGAACTACATCTTTACGCAGTTATCAACAGTCTTGCCACCCTTTTTCTTAGTACCCATACGTTTGTAACCTTTCCAGCATACTTTGCCGTCAACGCCTTTTTGTTTTTCGTATACATACTCGCCTTGTTCTTTTGCAAGTTTATCTGCTAGGGACTCTTTATAACCGTCTTTCTTTTTAGCAATAGCAATAGCCGCCTGTTGTTTAGGATTCTTTGCTTTGCCTTCACTTACTGGATCACAACCACAGTCGTCATCACATTTACTATGACTTTCGTGTGTGTCACAACCACAGTTTGCACTTTCACTTACTTCTTCGAACTTTTGTTCGTAGTCCATATTGTGATATACTGCACCCATATAGTCTGCGGCTTTAGTAATTTTAGATTGTACCCAACCCTCTAAGCCTTCTTGCTCAGATACATTCTTTAACATCTCATGCATCTTGATTGAGTATTTTGCAATTTTGTATAGCTGAGCACGTGCCATTTGCACTTCGTGATCTTGCTCGACCTTGCTGGCCATATCCGCTAAATTTTCAACTAATTCTTTATCTTTGTTCATTGTAAGTTCCTTACTATTATTTAGCCGTTTCATTGGTTGACCGAATAGTCCATGGCTCTTGTTATCTAGTGCGTTATCTGTTGGTTTTTGTGTCTTAGGCTTCTTTTTGCTGTTTGCTATGTGTGGATTAGCCACTGTTGCTATATTACCGGCACTTGTTGCACCAGGTGTAGCAGTTTCATCTACTTTAGGATCGTTGCAATTACAATGCGGACAAGTTGGTTTACATTCACAGTCTTCACGTTTTACATCTGCTCCACAACACTTGGGCGAACAATGTGTGTCTTTTTCAGATTCATTAATATCGTATGCATCTTTTCCCTTGTGCTTGTCTTTGCGTGGAATATCTTTAGTTTTGTCACCATGGCTACCTGCGGCTCCACTTTTACGTAAGCTCTGCATAGCCTGGAAATTAGGATCTCTTGGCTTGTTAACTTTAGGTTTTTTAACTTCTCTTATACGCATAGCAGTATTTATCTTTTCATAAGTTGCATGATCTCTTTTAAACTTCCATTGATCATGTGTACTCTAGCTTCTTTTTGTCCACGTAAACGTAGTGAATCGTATCTATGATGTCCGTTAATGATATAACCATCTCTATCAACTAGTATAGGAGAGTATTTCTTATCGCCTGTGCGTTGTAATGCTTTACCTAGTTTAGCCCAGCTACGATCACGTTGTACGGGCTTTAGCTTGTCTAATGGTGTTTTACCCTTACGTGCAATAAACTTATCTACATCTTTGCTCTTAACTTGTGGAGGTTCTTTGCCATCTGTTGGTTCTGGGTCAAAGTTATGATCCTGATATCCTGATACATTACCAACTTGATATCCTAAACGTTTTAAGTTAGCAATCATATGTTTAGCTTCTTTATCTCCTCCAAAGAAGTTCAGCATAATATCTTGATCGCCCATGTTAGCATCATCTGGTTCAGTTGTTGCTATGTTGGCCATGTTACGTCCTAGTTTCATAAAGTCGTAATCAGTAGCATCTGAATCTACTGAATAACTGTTTTTAGGAAATGGTATAAGATCGCCTTCTTTTGCCATCTTGGTTGCTGTTGCATACATAACCGCATCAGCATCTTTACCGTAACGTTTTTTAAAGTCCTTTGAATTTTTCTTCATACCTTTTACGAAACGTTCCTTGTCTTTCTCTTCGCCTTTTGTCAATTCTCTCTCCGTAGCTGGTTGTTCAAAATATTGTTTTAAATTTTTAGCAGTTCTTTCAAACTTATGATCTTTATGTTTAAATCCTACACCACCTGATGCTTCCCACTTACTAACGTTCTGACCAAAGTCATCAATTAGTATGTTTGGAGTGCCATCTGAATTTTTAGCATACTTGCTTTTCTGTGCAGTAATAATTACTTCTTTTGGTGGAAATGCTTTTAGGTTCTTTTCAACCCATTCTTTTTTACTAGGTTCTACTCTAGGGTCATCAGCCATTGGTGCTGAAAGTATAGAGTACTCACCTTTAATATCTTTAATAATAGATAGTAAGTTATCTGCATTAGAAGTAGGTTTTAGATTAATCCAAAAGTCTTTTGTATCTCTAATTTTTTGTAATGCGGCATCTACGTCTTTGATTTCTTTCCAATCGCTAACACCCATCATCTTAGTCCACGGACCAAAGAAGTCTACAAGAACTCCGTCCATGTCAACGTATATCTTACTTGCACTTGACAATTCTGTTTCGTCTTCGTTTGCTTTGTTATTGCCCTTGTTCTTAAAGTCAAATCTGTTGTTAGGTCCTTTTCCTGCTTTATGTACTAAACCCATTGGTTTAATAGTTTGAGGCATAATCTTCCATTCGTTCCATATTTCTTTCCTTGACTCTACCAACCCATCTGGTACATCAAATTGCCATACTTTGCCTTTACCAGTTGCTTTCATTACAGCAGTAAGTCTTGTATTACCGCCTACTAGTTCTAAATGCCCGTCACTGTAACTTGCAACAATAGGTAATTCAATTGAACCTTTTTCTAGTTGTTTTAATGCTCTTGCTTGTTTATCTTTATCAAGGTTATCAAAGTCTTTAACATTAACAGCATCAGTATTACTCATCTTTTGAACTGTTTTAGTATTGTATTCAACTACTTTGCCTTTATTTACAAGCTCAATCCATTTATCCTTACCTATCTTTTTAAATTCTTCATAACGTGTTGCTTCGTCCCACTCGCTATCAAGATTAGGCTTTGTATATGTTATATCCTTTCTAGACTCTGCCATGCCCAAATTAAATAATGTATTTGGGTCACTGTTTTTATGAGCCTTCTTGTGCATATTATATACTGGAACTCCTTTTTTGTCAACCTTTAATCCTAGTTTGGCCGCTTGTTTCTTGATTGCGTCAGGACCTACGTCGTGTGTAGTGTTAACACCCGGTACAATTAATCCAACACCTTCGTAGAGTTGACGTAGTTTCATTTCTTTTTTCTTCCTCTAAAACTAGGAACACCGGTCATATAAGGTTTACCAAACCAAAGTTTAAACCAATCCTTATCTCCAGGCTTTAGCCCTAACTTCTTTTCTTTTTTTCTAATGGCAGTTGCAGTGATACTAGGATTCTCGTCTACTTTGTATTCAGTATATCCTGTAAACTCATTAATACCTGCTAGTTTCTGTAATCTTTTTATATCGTCCATTACTTCTTCTTGCCACTTTTCATATTAGCACACCAGTGATACATCTTTGCTTTTTCACCTGATGCCTTCTTTGCTCTTGCTCTTAGATCAGTTACTGATCCGTTGCAACTTGCACCAGACTTTTTAACACGACCTGGTCTGCTTTTACCTTTTTTTTTACCGTCTGCAAAGTTTTCATCTTGCTTGTACGTAAATTTAAAGTTTAAATTCTTAAAAAGATTTACAGTTGTCTTTGCACTTCTTAAAGCCTTTTGCATAAGCTCTTGTTCGTCTTCTGATCTGCCATCATAAAAACGTAAAAATTTGTTTGCTTCAGATGGTTCAATATAAACTTTACCACCTACACTTATTTCATTTGAATCTGCGTTCCAACTTAATGGAAAAGGTTTGCCGTCACTTCTACTTGCTATGTTATTAAGTACATCTAGTTTAGGCTTCTGTTGTTTAACTACTAGCTCGTCTAGGTTTTCTTGTACACCCATACCAGCCTTAACTTTAGTAAACATCATCTGTGCTAGTTTCTCATCTCCAGCAACACCTTGTTTGAAAGTTTCAAAATCACCTTCAGCGGCCGCGGCTTTCATTTTACTTGCACTCATTCCTTCTGCACCTTCGGCATCAGGATCACGTTGACCTGCACTTACAATATTAATGCTGTCAAATGTATAATCTTTTCCGTTGTAATCATTTAAAAGTTTTGTAAAGCTATCTACTCTATCACTACCAGCTACATAAATTATATCTGTGTAACCTTTTGCTTCTAAACTTTTCATAGCATCGATAATAGTTCTTACTTTATTATCACCAATAGCAATACCACTAAAACTTTTTTGTGCAAAGAATACTTTTTCTGCAAATGACAAAGGATCTGTCTTAGGTTTTTGCGTATGTGTTAAGAATAGAAAAGGTTCGCCTTGTTGACTTTTTATTACGTCAACTAATTTTGCGTGTCCTATAGTAGGTGGGTTCATTCGCCCAAAGGCAAATACGGCAGTCTTAGAAGCTTCGAATAGCTCTCGCAGAAACACTAGTACTCTCCATCTCTAATCATCTCCATTTCGTCACCATATATCTTTTCGATGATCTCTGTTTTTTCATCGTCACTTAAAAGTTCTTCTGGTCTTTTTGGGATATCATACTTTGAGCAATAATGTTGACAGCCTTTCTCAATCATTGGCCCCATGTGTTGCATTTGATCAATTGGCTCGCCTTTTTTAAGTTTATCCTGCATAGTTGCCATTGTTGGATAATACATTTTACGATAGAAGATAGGATCGTTTCTCATGTGTTGACATAAGTCTTCAACAACATTGAATCCTAAATCTTGTTCGTATTTGTCTTCAGAAAATTCAACTAGTTTTACCATTTACGACAACTCCAATATCTTGCTTTTGTTCTTGGCCCTGGATTATCGCAGTTGTGTCTTGCACGAAAACTTCTGCGTCTTGCAGGGTTTGATTTTTTGATTCTCATATTAGGATCACCAAAGTTTACTTTTTTAACATTTTTAGTCTTTGGATCTTTGACGTATACTTTAAACTTCTTAACATCGCCTTGCATTGGCTTTCCAAGTTTTACTTTACGTCCTTGGTATTCAGCTTCGTCTACAATCTCGTCTTCGTTAAACCACATATCACCATATGCAATATAAAAATCATCACCGTCGTAAGTTTCTTCAACCCAGCGGTTTTGTTCCTCTGTTTCTTTTAAATAATCAGTAAATGTTTTAGACATAGAATACTCCTATACTAAGAGTATTTATCACAGTTTAAAGCTAGACGGAAATTTCGATATCGAAGTTATTGTGGCCTAAATCAAACAATTTGTGTGCTAAACGTTCAGCTATGACGCTTGATTCTTCATCGTTTAGCTGTTTATGTAGCTCTACAGCAAGTACAGAGCCACCCTCTATAGTATCATATGTTTCGTAGTTAGTTTCTTCTTCTAATAAGGCCTCATCAGCACACTCTAGCACAGTATCAACTAGATAATCGTCTACTTCACTTAAATCTTTGTTTTCCCATACTATATTAATAAAATGTTTCATGATTATACCTTAATGATTCAGCAATATGCTTTGTACAGTTCCGCTTGTAAATGTTACTACTGCTCTAACCCATACAAAGTTACCTGTAAAATTGTAAAAATAAGAACCTTCTGTTCCCATGGATTCAGTACCATCAATGTCAAAGTAGTCCGCTTCTGCAGGATCAGTTGCAAGTGTTCCTTGCATTTTTATAGTACCGTTAAAGCCTGCAACGTTGTATTGTACTGTATGAAATCCATCTGCTCTGCCATAGTAACCGTCACCTTTAAACTTGGTACCTGTTACTGTAGAAGAAGTAGAGTCTCCTGCGTGTACTTGGTTTGACATTATTGTTTCTGAACTGGACATATTATTATTTATCCGAATATACTAGCCTATCGATCCTCATGATATTGTTATGTAAGAACAATCTAACTATGGTAAGTATCTTGTCATCTTTTACATACAAGTACTTGCCCTTCAAATCTCTACCCTGCTGTAAATCACGTATAAGCCTATCACCTGCTTTTACCTTGCTAGTGTTTTTTACACAATAATCTGCAAAGTTCTTATCAGCAGTTCCATTAAGGTTAATTTTGTAATTGTACTCGGAAGGCTTGTCTAAGTATATTGTATTCTTTTCTAGTGTATCTACTGTTGGTTCCCATAACCAAGGAACATCATTTATTTTTCTTGAAATCTTCTTCAACCAATCGATATCATTGGAGTATATGCCTAGTCTTGATCCTTCACATCTAAGCATAAAGTCTACATCATCTTGGAAAGCATTTACAAGTATCTTAAGATCATCAAAGTCTTCAACTTTTATCTCTTGTTCTTTCTGTGACCACCTATGCATTTTAAAAGTTAGTGGTTCTCCTTGTGTGGACTTACGTTGTAATTGATCTATAATAACTCTAGCATTGTCAAGACGTTTGTTTCTAAAGATATGTGTGCCAGAATTGTACACACCTAGCTTATAAGCATACTTGTCCCAGAAGAGTTTATTAGTTTGTCTTTTGATCAATTTTCTCTCGCTTCTTAACTTTGGTATTTAATACAAATTCTTTTTCGTTAATATCTATATTTAAAGTACCGCCATCTTTTAAGTCACCAAACAAGAGTTTTTTGGATAAAGGTGTCTTGATGTCTCTATCAATTACACGTTGTAAAGGTCTTGCACCCATCTTAGCATCAAAGCCTTTGTCAACTAGTAAGTCAATAGCACTATCAGATACAGTAGTTGTAACACCTTTCTCTGTAAGCATATTTTTTAGTTCTAGTAAGAATTTACCAACAATCTTGATCATAGTATTCTTTTCAAGTTTGTTAAACGTCATTGTTCCGTCTAATCTATTCCTAAATTCAGGTGCAAAGAATTTTTTAAGTTCTTTATCTTCATATTCTTTTTCCATTTCACCAAAGCCAATAGCATTAGTTTCAGCTTCTTGTGAACCTAAGTTAGTAGTTAGGATTAAAACAATATTTCTACAGTCGGCTGTCTTACCATTAGATCCTGTAACAAATCCATTGTCCATAATTTGTAGTAATAATGAACTTACATCAGGATGTGACTTTTCTATTTCATCTAATAATAGTACACAGTTAGGATGTTCTTGTAATTTGGTAATTAACAATCCTGCATTTTCTTCAAAGCCAACATAGCCCGGAGGAGAACCAATTAGTTTTGATACAGAATGTTTCTCTTGGTATTCTGACATATCAAATCTAACAAGTTTTACACCAAGTTGTTTGGATAGTTGTCTAGCAGTTTCAGTTTTACCAACACCTGTTGGACCCATAAACACAAACGACCCAATTGGTTTGTTTTCTGCTTTAAGTCCTGCTTGAGCAACAAGTATCTTATCAACTATTTGATCTACTGCTTTATCTTGACCGTATATTTCGCCTTTTAGATTCTTTTCTAAGTTAGCAAGGTTGCTTGATTCTTTTTCTTTAACTGTTTCCTCTGGCAAGTTAACTGCTTTAGAAAGTTCAAACTGTATTTCTTCTTCAGTAATAACCTTTTCTGCCTTAGGATCTTTCAAATTAAATCTTGAACAAGCACAATCAATCAAATCAATTGCTTTATCAGGAAGTTTCTTATCTGACTGATACTTAACACTTAATTTAATTGCACTTTCAATAGCTTCTTCTGTAATAGTTGTCTTATGAAACTCTTCGTAATACTTTTTAATACCTAACAAGATATCTTTTGTCATCTCTTTGCTAGGCTCGTCTACAGTTACTCTAGCAAATCTACGCATCAATGCTCTATCTTTTTCAAAATACTTTCTATATTCTTCCCAAGTGGTTGATGCAACGACTTTAATATTACCTTTGGTTAATACAGGCTTTAACATATTAGCAAGATCGTTGGAACTTTGTCCACCACCTGCACCTGCACCATTCATCATATGTGCTTCATCAATAAACACGATAGTTTTACCACGTTTCTTAAGAGCGGCCATAACTAATTTAAAACGTTCTTCAAAGTCTCCTCTGTATTTAGAACCTGCTAACATTGATCCAATGTCTAAGTTGTAAACACTATACTCTTTTAGAAACTCTGGTACTGTTTTATTAACGATGTTCCAGGCAAGGCCTTCAGCAATAGCTGTTTTACCTACACCTGGATCACCTACTAGCAACACGTTATTCTTTGCACGTCTACCTAAGGCAAGTGCAATAGAATCTAATTCGTCTATTCGTCCTATAACAGGATCTATTTTTCCTTGATCAACTTCAGCATTAAGATTAGTTGTAAATGAACGTAAAGCTCTAGTAGCCATACCTGCCATTTCTTCATCTTCATAGTTGTCAGCCATCTCATTGTTAAGATAGTCAGCAAACTTATCCTTATCAATGTTAGTTTTTGCAATATGATAGTATGACCAGCTTTTCTTTTCATTCATAATGCTTAAGAAAACATCTGAACAATCAATGTGGCTTCTACCACTAAACAATACTTGAGTAAATGCCCTATTCAACACTCTTTCTACTGCGTGTGTTTTCTTAGGCTTATACTTTTTAGCTACTGCCGGATCCATCTGAATTTTTTCAGTCTGGGTCTTTAAATAATTTTCAACATTCTTTTTAAGGAACTCTGGATCTGATCCATATCCTTCTATAATTTTAGCAAAGGACGACTCGCAAAGCATAGCAAATAATAAATGCTCAAGGGTAACGTACTCATGTTGTAGCTTCTTAGCTACATCAACTGCTTTATCAAATACTAACTGTAACTGTTCGCTCGGTTCAACCATATAATTTTGTGTCCTTAACTTGTCTTGTAATCCGTTTCATTAATTTGTTCTGCTTCTTCTTTGCCATGTCTAATCTCAACTTGCTTACTCTGTCTATGTAGTTGATTCCGTATAGATGATCATATTCATGACCAAAGATTCTTGCATTCCAACCTTGTAACTCTATTGTACACTCTTTTCCGCTAGAGTCAAGACACTCTGTTACCAATCCAACTGGTCTTTTAACTTTAAAGTACAATAAAGGAAAACTTAAACAACCTTCTTCGCCTTCTATCATCTCCTCACTTACCGCAGTAATTTTAGGATTGATAATTGCAAATGGTTTGCCGTCCTCGTAGTCTTTTAAACCTTCTGGTTTAATAATGAATATCTGTGAATCAAGTTCAACTTGATTAGCCGCTAATCCTACTCCTTGATTCTTGTCCATGATATCAATCATTTCAGATTCAATCTTTTTAGCGTCTTGTTTGTCAAAGTCAAAAGGTTTAACCTTTTTCTCTAACCAATCATTTGGGTGATATATCAATTTCATCTTTTATCTTTGCTAGTTTCTCTCTTGTTTGTTCATCATTAATCGTTGGCGTTATGCCTAATACCTTAACAAATAAGTTTCCCGTTTGTCCTGATCTTTGATCTGGTAATCCTTGTCCGCTTATACTAAAAGTTGTGTTGGAGTTTGTGCCTGGTGGAACATTAACACTTAAGGTTCTTCCGTGTAATGTCTCTACTCTTATGTTTGTGCCTAATAACAAATCGAATACACTTACATTCCTTGTTATATATAAATTTATGCCTTCCACGTCATACTCGGGGTGCCTTTTGACTCTTACTTTAACCATTAAGTTACCTCTAGGCATATTAGGTACTTGATCACCACCCATTCCTGGATAACGTATTGTATCTCCTGGGCGTACACCCTTTGGTAGTGTGATGTTTACTGTCTGTTGTTTGCCACTAGGTAATCTAAAATTGGCTATTAGTTCTTTGCCCTTTATAATATCTTCAAGTTCGATATCAGCGGCTATTGTAATGTCTTGATTACGCATTTGTCTTTGCCTAAAAGGACTATTTGGCTGTGCAAATCCGTCGCCAAAGAATGTAGAAAAGATATCATTCATATCTCCGCCATTGAAATGGAAAGTTGTACCGTTTTGTGAGAAGCCTTGCTGTTGTGGATCAGTAGTTCCAAACTGATCATACATCTGTCGCTTCTGTGGATCTTTTAATGCCGAGTAGGCTTCGTTTACTTCTTTGAATTTGGCTTCATCGCCACCTCTGTCAGGGTGGTGTTGCATACTTTGTTTCTTATATGCTTTCTTTAGTTCAGAGTCTGAAGCTGTTTTATCAACACCTAGTATATCGTAATAGTCCATACTATTACTTATCGGTGCTTATGTTACTTTTTACCTGATCGTGAACCCGTATATAGTCCAAACCAAGCCGCACCAGCACCTACTACAATGCTAACCAAACCTGATTGTTCCATTGTTGGTCCTGGTAAAGCCATGTACCATATTACCACTTTATATAATAAAAATATATAAGTTGTAATAAAGATACGTGGAAATATTCTCCAACTATCTACTGCTTTCGCAAGATCGATAAGTCCTTGATACTTGTTTTTTGAACTGTCAACAACATTAGTATCAACTTCTAATTCTATATTCACTTTTTTCGTAGTGTCTGCCACAGGCTTTGCCCCCTTCTTATCTACAATTTTATTTTCTTTTTCCATTTTTTAATTCTTTTATATGTATTTCGTTTTCTTTTATTCTTTGTGTTTGTGCCTTGTCGATCATCTCTTGTAGTCTTCGCCCTTTTTCTGCTTTGCTGTCTAAGTGTAAATCTTTGTTTATAATCTTTTCAAGTTTATGAAATTTTAATCTATCATTTGGTATAAATTGCCATACATAACCTTTGTCTTTATAAACACCAAACACACTTTCACGTAATCCTATCTTAACAATAATTGCATCATGGTCATCTAATATGATATGATCGCCTTCATTGAATGCTGAATTCATCTTAAACTTTAATCCACTCATCAAATTAACTGCGAAGTCTTTGAACCAGAAAACTGCTGACAGCGATATTAAAATAGCTATCCAGGGAGCAAGTACATCTGCGAGATCTAGTCCTAATTGGTCAAACATTTTACTTCTTCTCTAATGCTTTCAATCTCTTTTCCATGACTTCAAGTTTTGCTTTGAGAGATGGAAACTTTGCCATTTGCTTTTCTTCATCAGTCAGAATTTTTACATTGTAACGTTCTGCCGCCCAGTTATATAATGAATCTATTTTATTGTAAAACCAAACGCCTGCTTTAGTTTTTTTAAACCAAGTAGACGAAGCATTACCAATAATCGAACCTGCTATTGCTTTAATTAAGAAAAACCACATATAATATCCTTTGTTATATGTGTATTTATTAAAAAGAGGGGGTTATTTTTTGCCGGGTTTCTTGTCAGTACCTTCGTAGTACTCTTTGTAAGACTTGATTATTTCGTCTTGCTGTAGCATATATGCACGTATTTGTGCGAAGTTTTTAGCTAGAGCTTCGTATCCTTCGTCAGTTAAGCCAAATAACACAGGATCTACTCCACCTGCTTTCAGCTTTTCAAACACTTCATCAGCATTATCAGAAGTAATAATAGTCCATTTAAGTTCTTCTAACTTAGGTGTTAGAGGAGCAGGAAGCTCAAGAGGTTGTCTTTCGACTTCTGTCTTAAAAACGTCTAGTTGTCTAACACTACTACATCCACTAATAAGGAACGTACTTAGGATTAGCAATACTAGGACACTCTGAGTTGATTTCAGACTTTTTAGTAGCATTTTTCTCTTTCTCCGTTAGCGGACTTCCCATGGCAATTTCATTACATCTATTGCCTTCGGAACTTCCTTTATTAATTATTCGTTCAACGGAACCTGGTCTTTCATTTGCGAGTGAACCAATATCACGCACTTCACCTTTTCCGTTTATTTTATTGAATTTCTTGTCTAAGTTTGCAAATTCTTTTTTAAGATCATCATGTTGCTTTTGCAAGTTTGCTTTGATGTTAGCCTGTGCTTCAAAATCTGCTTTCATCTGTGTAATAACAGCTTTTTGATCTTCAACACTCTGCTCTAACTTGGCATTATTAGCTTCTGATGTAGCCAAGTCTGCTTTTAGATTCTTTACATATATAAAGCCTCCACCTGCACCTGCTAACATTACTACTACTAATGCAATCTTTATAGAACTAAACACTTTTGCTCTCCACTAGTTTGATAAAGTCGCCAACAGTTACTACTTCAGCTTCTTCTTGCTCAGAAATTTTTACACCTGTTGCATTTTGTATTGCAATGGTCATCTCAACGATATCAAAGTCGTCAGCATTTAAGTCATCTACTAAAGATGCACCTGGTACGACCTTAGACGCATCAATGCCTAAGTGTTCTGCTATTGCTTTAACTACTTTTTCCATCTTTTTCCTCTTCTAAGTAACGTGGATTTTCACAGACAACTATTTCAATTGGTCTGTTATCTCCATCTTTAAACTCTTCGATTAATCTGCCTTCGTGCTGTCTTCCGCAGTTTTGGCAATAACCGATCATATCATTGTTTTTGCTAAATCTGTTGTCTCGTTGACACGTCTTGTCCAACCCTTACCAAACGTTGCAAAGGTACTTAATTGTTCATAGTAACTTTGTCTGGCCTGTTGGAAACCCTCAATACTTTGCTCAATGCCATTTGCCTCAACATACTCAGCAACCTTCTTTAATGTATTAGGACCAATCCCACCGTCAACTGTTGTACCTATCATTCTTTGTAAGTACTTTGCTGAACGTCCTGGACCTGCGTTAACACCGAAGTCGAATACACATAAGTCTAATCCACCTGGTAAGTCATCGCCTTTTACTTTATCCCAATAATTCTTTTTATAAATTGGAGCAACATCTTCGACTAATAAGTCTTTCATGTCTTTTGTTCCGCCCCATTCTTCGTAAACTCTTTTTGTAACACCTAAGTTAGTTTCACCACCTGGATCTTTTGGGTGGTTTACATATCCACCTTCGTGGTGTAGAATAGTTTCTAAACATTTATCGTAATTTGATTGCATAATTAATTCCTTGTAGTAACGACTGTGTATCCGTTATTGGAGATCATAATCTTATCTCCATACTTTTCAATATCATAATCGCCTAAGTATTTAGTAAGGTAAATTGTCTCAGCCCAAGAATTGATATTGTATGATTCTGTAACTGCTTTATCCATTTCATCAGTTTTACCAAAATCTTCAACCTTTAGTGTTAATGGATCAGCATATATCTTTTTAAAAGTAATATGATCTTGTAACATCTCAATACTATCTAAGTAACTTTTATTAAAAAAGTTCTTATAGTTTTCCATATTGTTTTCGTTTACTTTAATATCATAAGCATCATTGTCTAAAGGTACTGTTTCTGCAATAGCTTCTGGACTACAATCATTGCTTTTAAAACTTTTGTAATATCTAAATCTCATTCCGTCTAGCTCGGATAACTTTTGTACACCATCAACAATCTCGTGTATCTGTTTAGGCACATCTTTGTTACGTTCCATCTCAACAAATACTTTATAAGTTCCGTCTGCTTGTTCACCTGATGTAGTGTCAGCATCTAAAATAAAACTATAACCTTTTTCTAAAAAATTTTCTAGGTCTTTTGCTGATTCTCTTGTTCTAGCTGAAAAGCTCAATACAACGATATTCTTATCATCGCCCATCTTAGATTTAAATGAATCTATTTCAAATATATCGTAAACTAATGACCTAAGGTCGCCTTTGTTTAGTCCCATTATACTGCTCCACCTTCTGCATTAACTTCTGCATCTTGTGGAACGTCATCTACTGCTGGTTGCGTTGATGCAGTAGCAGGTTCTTTAACAAAATCTAGTTGCTCTTTGTATCCACTGTAAATGTTAAGTATTAGGTCCTTAGGCATTGTAATATTTACTAACCAAATAGGTTGTCTATCAAGTTTACCTTTTTTAGAACCTGGTCTAATATCGTCTGGTTTACGTATCTTACGTGGCTTTAATAATGAGCTCTTTTTGTATGACACTTTACAGTCATAATCTAATAGTCTTTTACCACCCATTGGGTCTGGCATTTTATCTTTAGGCCACATAAATTCACAAGATACCCAATGCTTTTCGATCTTTGGTCCTGATGCTAATTCACCATCTTCCCAGTTATCGTACACATATAAATCTAATTCGTCTAGAACACGTTCGAAGTCTTTTAATACACTAAAAGCGGTATCGCTTTCGTATATTCCTTCTACGTTTTTAACTATGTCCATTACATCTTGCATTCGTCTCACCTATAGCTTATACACTTATTTATCCACTTTACTTTTATAACCACGCACTTTTGTTTCTGTCCCGACCAGGTAAATATTTGTGTAGAGACGCATTTTAGTTGTTTTCTATATAGCTAAGGTGTTCCTTTACGTGATTAACTCATAAAGGAGATACTTAATGGGTGCTAAAAGAGCCAAAAGACGTTACGAACAGCAACGTTCGAACATTATTAACTTTCAACCAAACAAACACAAACAAGTACAAATATTACCCAGAAATAAAAATCAAGAAACATATATGCTAAAACTGTTGGACGCCCGAAAAGACATAGTCTTTGGAATAGGTCCTGCGGGAACCGGCAAGACCCTATTAGCGGTCCAGGTGGCTATTAAGAATTTTAAAGAAGGATTGTTTGACAAGATTGTGATCACAAGACCAGCTGTGTCAGTAGACGAGGATTTAGGGTTTCTTCCAGGAAGTATGGAAGAAAAGATGGCGCCTTGGACTAGACCAATTTTTGACGTATTTAAAGAATACTTCCATCCAAAGGAAATATCAAGTATGCTTGAAGATGACATAGTAGAAATTGCTCCACTCTCTTATATGCGAGGGCGTACTTTCAAAAAGGCATTTATCGTTGCTGATGAAATGCAAAATGCAACGGCAAGTCAAATGAAAATGTTGTTAACTAGAATAGGTGAGAAATCACAGATGGCAGTTACAGGAGACTTGAATCAAGCAGACAGAATGTCAAATAATGGACTACTAGATTTTGTAAAAAAATTAGAAGGACATAGAGAAACATCACATATTGATATTGTGCGGTTCCAACATGGGGACATTGAAAGACACAAGGCAGTTAGTGAAGTTTTAGATATCTACGGAGATTAGGCTTTATCGCCAGGAAGGTCTGTATCGTGTGAATCAACAGTATAGCTCTTTCTGGCGTGTTGCCATTTAGACCAACCGTTAAATGTAATCTTATTTGTTTGTATTATAGCATTATGTCTATCAACGGCAGTTTTAGTTAGCTCACTTGTACGAGCAACAATCTTTTCACGTTTAATAGGAATAACTTGTACTATAGGATCACCTAGTTTAATCAAGGTTCTTTTCTTTTCAAGCATCATAATATTAATAGGACTCATCAAAGCACCTAAGTCATGATCTATTACGCCTGGTACTGCCTCCCAGTTTCTTCCTTCAAAGAAATACATCGGAAAGTATAATAAACTCCAGTCCTTAGGTTGCCATATCTTCCAAGGACAGTCTAATTTTACTGCTGAACGTACACCAAACTTTTGCATAACAGAACTATACTCATTAGTAACTTGATCTGCTGGGTGATAGGCACTATTATAATTAGTGTCTGAATATCTAGTTTCAACCATCTGTCCATCTTCACTAGGAAGAAGTTCCATATCACACCAAGCTGGAATAATAAAGCCAGTCTTCATATAGTCACCTATACCAGGACAAGCTCTTACAGTTTGTTCACTATCAATCTTATGTTTTTCCTTCTTTGTAAAGGTAGGCATCTTTTTCCATTGGCTAGGAACGAATTCAGAAGCAGGTTTAATAGGTGCGTACTTTCGTACAGCCCAATTTTCTGTTTCAAAATTTACAACAGGTTCCTGTTTTTTCTTAAACCAATTAAACATCAAGTTCCTTCATTAGTGGAAATATTTTTGCAATTACTTTGGCACATTCATGAGCAATTTCCATGTGTTCTTTTTGTGTACCATTTGCACCACGTAGCTCAATATAGTGTACCCAACTTCTTAAGGTACCATTCATGTATAATTTAGTCTTAGTCAAGCCTTCTGGTAGTACGACTCTGGCTTGTTCTTTAGCAATACCGTTTTTAATTGCCCAATCATATGCTTCTTTGGACATTTTGATTACTTCCTTTTGCATATGACCCCAATCCATTTCTAATTGTTGATCATGTACTTCAATTGAGTTTTGTCTATTCTTTGTATCCTGTAGTCTTGGTTCTCTATATGTAAATGCTTCTTCCATGTCTTGTGGATTTGCATAACGTTGACTAAACTCTTGAAAGCTAAAACTTCTATGACGCACTATTTGATGTGCAATATCTCTTGTTGTTTCAATTTCTAAACAAGCACTAACCATCTCTAATGGTGACCAATGTTTGTGTTTAATTAGATACTTAATTAGTTTAGCACTAGTTTCTTTATTCATCTGGTTAGATGGATTACTTACTCTTGCACAAAAGGCAATTAAATCTTGCAAGTCTAGTAAGCCTCCGTCTTCGTAAGTTTCAAATTCACTTGCCTTACTATACGAGATTAACTTAACTTTCATTTTTTTATCCTGTTCTATATATGATGTGTACACCGAACTCGGTGACAATAGGGTGTGGTCCCATTTCGCCCTTAGGTATTGATTGGCAGGCTGTTGAAAATTCTATTACCATGTCTTCTGGTAAAAACCAACCTAAATCGCCGCCTGATCTTTTTCCACTTGGACAAGCACTATTCTCTTTTGCGGCGGTCTCAAAAGAAATTCCTCCATCTTGGATTTCTTTTTGTACACGTTCAGCTTCTTTCATTGCAAACGCAATACCTCTACTGTGAGTACTGTTTTTCGCACCGGCATAAGAAAAAAGTATGTGTGAAGCTCTCATTTTCATATTAATCTCCTTTACCTGGTTCTTCCGACATAGTAACATCTACTACTGGAATCTTATCTGCTAATACATCTTCTGGCCTTGCTTCAGTTATTTGAGGCCATATATTACTATATTTACTATTCCACTGCATCCAAGTACCGTCGTCTTGAGATTCTTCTATAATAGCATCTACAGGACATTCAGGAACACAAACACCACAGTCAATACATTCATCAGGATTAATAACAAGCATATTTTTACCTTCGTAGAAACAGTCAACTGGACATACTTCTACACAGGTCATATGCTTACAGTTTACACAACTGTCATTTACTAGGTAAGTCATTTATACTATCCAATTATATATTCCTCTGAGTGCTAATAACAAATAAAATAGTTCCATCAATGCACGTGGAAGATCCTTGTCTTTTATACCCATATATATCCATATTGAACATGAAAAGGTTGCAACTAACCAGCCCATCCATTGTACACTAGGATCACCTCCACTTAAAATAAAGGCACCTACCATTGCTAGTACGAACCCTAACCATCTCCAACCATCAATCTTATGATAGTATCTGATTTTCATTTATAGCCTTGCTAGTTTAATTAATGTTGCCGCTAAATTTATTTCAGGATCTACGACTAGTGTGTGATCTACTAGTCCTTGTTTAATAATAATTACTGCTTTGTCTTGTTGTTCTTCAGTACCGAACAATTCAATGTTATCATACAGCCATCTGTAAACTTCTTCCATCTCTTCTGCTCTAGCACTTGCACAAACAAGTTTCCTTGCTTCGCTGATCTTACCTGCTTTAAACAGTTCGACCATTTCAAGTTTCCAGTCAGCTTCGTTTTTGTCGCTTTCGTTTGGCTTTAATAGTTTACCATCTTGTGAATTCATTTGTACTGTATTAATACACTTACGTAGATCAGGATAACTTGCTTTTACATAAGTGTCTAGTGTATCCAAGTCTGGAGTAACACCTTCTGTGATTAGTATCTCTGCCACCCTTGCAGTAAACTCTGTCATGTCTACTTTTGCAATATGAAAGCCTTGACATCTTGAATGTAATGCAGGAATAATTCTGTTTGGATAGTTACAAGTTAAAATAAATCTGCTAGTTGTATGATACTCTTCCATCACGCCACGTAATGCCGCCTGTGCATTTGGACTTAGATAATCTGCCTCATCAAGTAGTACAACCTTAAATGGACCAAATGGAATCATTTG